GGATCGGACGGAGTATCTCCTACATCTACAGGTGGTACGATAACAACAAGTGGAGGACAGACAATACATACATTCACGACTTCCGGTACATTCACAATGGTAGCCTATACAAATACATTTATTCCAAGAGTCATGATAATAAATTAAAAAAACTTCCTATTTTATCAATAATCGTTATATTCTATGGAGAACTATTCAGGCGTAATTGACATGGCAATAATAGACGAACTTTGACTAGACAGTGCACGAGAATATCTCCGGGAAAAATACTGACACGACTTCGCAGAAGACACAATAAGAATTATAGAAACGAGGCAGAAAATCATAGAAAGGGATCCAACACTATAATTCTATTACATTACCACTTCTGATATGGAGCAAATCATAGCAACGATATTTTCTGAAAAAGGTATCATATACGGTTTATTTGCACTCTCTTTCTTAATTTTACTATTATGAACGCACACAGACTTATAGAGCTTGTAGAAGAGAATCGGGAAACTGATCTCTTTACATTCGCTAAAATAATCGAACAAGAAGAGCGTGCCTTTATTTCAGATAAAGTTGCAGCTCTTTGATTTCCTGGAATTATTCCTCTTATTGAAAACAACTAATGTTACTCTGAAATTATTCAGTCATTCACAAGTCTCCTTGAAAATTCTTAGCAGGTAATACAGTATCAAATGTACCTGCTAATTTTCTGAAGAATGGATCATATAGATGAATCTATTCTGAGGTGAGTATTCCTGATCAATGGGGATTACCTGTAGGGTATTCTTCAGGATGGATGCTTCCAAGAACTGCGGGATATCTTAAAGGTTATTCAGATAATAATCTAAGTGGAATATGAAACTGAGTAAGTTGAGTAAACGCTACTGGATCAGTAGATATTATTACTATAGCATTATGAGTTCTTTCTTTGATAGTATCAGCAAATGGTACATGTAGTGTTGTTATTACTGCGACAGGTCAAAGTATCGCTACAATTACTTGATCGGGTACAGCTAATATATCATTTTCAGCAAATGGAAGTATTGGTGCAAATGCTTTCCTCTTATGAGCAGGAAGTATTAATGTAAGTGGCCAGGGAAATATATCAGCATTATGATTTATGACTGGTACGATGACACCATTTACTGAGCTATCGCCTCAATGACTTGCACAGGCAATTTGGTCATCATTAGCAAGTGAAAATAATGATCCAAATACGATGGGATCGAAGTTAAATGCTGCAGGATCTTGAGGTATAGATTTAAATGCTCTCGCTCAAGCATTATGGGAATATAATAATAAGCCACTTATTCTAAACCTAAATGACAAATTATCGAAAATACTTTAAAAAAAGTTGCATAGAAAACCTTTTGTAGTATACTTTTCTTATACAACTTACTATAATTCTATGGCGATAATCGAATCTGCTACCGCAAGTGCATGGATCGGATGATTAAAAACAGCTTGATATATTGTTTCAGTTTGAATGTTTGAATATCTTGCTATTCCTACAGAACAACTTAGCATTCTTGCATTACTTATGTTTATCGACTTCATTACTGGGGTTGGTAAACAATTTCGTATAGATCCTAAGGAGATTACGAGTCATCTTGCATGGCTATGAGTCATGAAGAAGATTGCTACACTAGTATCGGTACTCTCAGTAGCTCTTGTTTTCAAAGGATTGAGTATCAATGAACAGAGATATGTCGTAGGCATTCTTTCTATCTTTATTACTGCTGAAGGATATAGCACTCTACAGAATGTATATGCTATTCGTACTGGTAAGATCCTTCCGGAATTTGATGTCATATCTATTGTACTTAGAAATATCGGAGATTTCTTCAAACAGAAGATCGAAGATATGGTTAAGAAAGGTAATCAATAATTTATGGAAAAAACAATCCCTGCTACATTCTCATTAAATTCATATGATCCTATAAGGGAAGTTATATGGGCTCATGAAGAACCTCAGAGAATTGATCTCCTATATTACACACAGACTATGGTCTCTCAAAGAACTCGTGATCTTATTGATTCGATTCCGGCAGGAGATCTTTTTTCTATTCAGGCTGAACTTTCTAAATTCATTTAATATGGAAACTCCTATTCAAGATAATGCACATAGGCCAGTTCCTATGGCTGATAATGTAAAGAAGCTTACTCAGAGAGAAATCGCTGAGTTACTTAGAGAGGCTAGTAATGAAGAAGAGCCATGACAATATTTCTGAGCTAATTACCCTAGAATCGACTAATGTGAGTATTTTCTTGTTCATCTTGTAACAAGCCTATAAAGACTATTCTTCATAGATGTTGATTTGAAGACCCCCTTACTTGCCAATTATATGATACTAGCGAAAGTCCACGAGCTGCAGGCGGATGCCATGCACTATGATGAGGATCTGAAGATAGCTTATTCGAAGGCGATTCAGGATGTCCTATCGGGGAGGATTGATTATCCGACATTCCTTGAGAATACGGACACTATACAAGATGAGTTCCGCTTTAGAGTATTTAAAACATTAAATAGTAAGTGAGCTTGCTTTTAATAAAATATGGTTATAATCACTTTATCTTAATTATTTCTATGAAAAATATATTTATAAGTTGTGGTCACAATAATGCTCGCAACTGGATTAAGGATGAAAATGGTAAGTGGGTACTCGGATTATACAAAGATCAATGATCTGTTAATCCTCTTGATAAAGAACAAACAGAATATCGATGGGTATCTCGTGTGGCATATTCTCTACAGAAACTAGTAAATACTACTAATCCTCAAAATAATTATTTATTTGTACCAGCATGACTCAATCTTGATAGTCGTATCAAATGGATTAATGCCAGGTCAAAGGCTGATGATATATGTATTGAGCTTCATATGAATTCATGAGGCGGTACAGGGCTTGAAGTATTCGCCCATGCAGGATCAGTTTATGCTATGGAAAAGGCGGCGACTATATCTGCAGGATTATCTAGCTCTATAGGCATAAAGAATCGATGAGCTAAGGTTGATACTTCTACTAGGCACGGCAAGAATGGACTTGGATTTATCCGAGAGACCAAACCATTAGCATTTCTTATCGAGCTTGGCTTCATTGATAATGAAATCGATTGAAATGCTGTATGGGTAAAATGAGCATCATCACTTAAACTTATTCTATGAACACTGTAAGGTCTAAATATGGTGCTCGTAAGACTGAATTTGACGGAATTATGTTTGATTCGCAGTTAGAGCTTTCTTTTTATAAGAAATTAAGGGAAAACAATGTCGTGATTCTTGAGAGGCAAACCAAGTTTGTTCTTCAGGAATCATTTCATATAGGAAAAGAACTCATACGAGAGATAGCCTACAAAGCAGACTTCTTAATTGAGTGGTGCTGAAGAAAAATCTATATAGATTCTAAAGGTATGGAAGTACCCGAGTTCAAGATCAAGCATAAGATGTGGCTATTCAAATATGGAAATACTCACGAGCTTATCGTTACCGGAAGTTTTATTCGTTTAATGGCAACACTTAATGCTATCAAAGATCCAACCAACAATCTCGAAAAACTGGAAGGTTGAAGCCTGATTAATACAAGGAAGCCCCAAAAAAGAAAGAAAAAGAATTCCTCAAGTATCAAAGAAAAAGCAGTTAAGGCTTAAAGAAGGCTGATGAGAATGGCCTCTTTTTCTTCTTATATGGGATGAACGAGATCATTGCTGTGAAGAATGCTGAAGAGCATTGTTTATCCCTCGGCCACATAACTTCGATCATACCATAGGAAAGTCTCATGGAGAAGAATATCGTCTTGATAAAAAGTGAATCAGAATCTTATGTTTTCCTTGTCATTTTACAAAGACAAATTGAGGTGAATGGCACGGTATCGATTACGATGCACCGTAGCCTACAAAAACTTTCTTAGTGAGATAAGAAAGTAAAAAATAATACAAACTAAACTTGTATTATTTTTTATTTCATTATAATCATATTTATGAATGAAATTTGGACACCAATCATATGATTTGAAGAAGATTATGAAGTAAGTAATCTTGCAAGAGTTCGAGCTTTTAGAGATTCTTGAATAAAATATGTTGCTCTTAATACCTTAAAAAGTTGATATACACAAGTATCTCTTAGAAAGAATTGAAAACAATATACATTTTATATTCATAGATTAGTATGAATTCATTTTGTAGATAATCCAAATAATTATCCATGTGTATTGCATAAAAAAGAATCAGACCCTATGGATGATACTGCATGAAATTTATTTTGGTGAACACATAAAATGAATACACAAGATATGTATTCAAAAAATAGAGATAATAGTTGGCTTAGAAAAAATCATCCAATGAAATGAGTATTTTGAAAAGATAATCCACAGAGTAGAAAAATCTGAAAATATTCTAAACAATGAAAACTTATTGATATTTATTATTGAGTTCGAGAAGCTGAAAGAATTACATGATTATCTCGATCAAATATTTCTCAATGCTGCAGATGAAAAGCTTATAAAACCGTATGATGATTTATATGGAAATATATTAGTGATGACTGCATCGTGGGTTAATCCTACGATGGAGTTATTTCTGCCTACAAATACTTTTTAGTAGGATAGGCAAATAAATCTCTTTGGCAATTTAGCCATTTCTTAACCCCTCTTATTTATGACTACTACACAAGAAGTAGCTCCTATAGATCAAACAGCCATGATGGCCATGATGGATCGTGCTGAATCTGATTCAGGTACCTCATCAGTCATGAGTTGTCTTCATACTTTGAAGATCTATAATCCGGCACCTGGCGATATTCCTGATCCTGAAAAAGCAGGAAAGTTTAAGCTTAAGGAGGCCAATACCGGTGATGAGAAATTACTTGAATGAGAAATCAAATTCAATGTACTTTCTATCGCATATAACTGGACTGGTGGGATTTATCCTACACACCCTGATGGATCTATTTCTGATGAAGAAGTAGTATTCTCAAGTTCAGAGTTTGGTAAGTATGAGAAGCGTACTGATGTCATCGGTCTTTCTGTAAAAGGAAGAGCTTATGCATTCTTTACAAAAGGCGAGTTCGAGACTATGATTAAGACTCCTATGCTTAATGGGATTACTAATCAATTCTACGATAAGAAGAAAGATAAGGAAGGTAAACCTTATCATGGAACACTTCTCCGCAGATCTGCTGTAATTTACGGTCAATTCATCGGAGGTGAATATGATAAAGAATACTTCCGAATGTTTACTTCTCCAAACAACATCGGTATCACTTATGATGCTGAAGCAGGTACAGCAATCGAACCTGATGAAGGAACTCTTGAGTATGTGACTATTCCGGCACTTGCTCAAATGAATGAGATTCGTACTCAGAATGGAAAGAAAGCTCTTAGTCGTGTATCTCACGATCAATGTGATGTTCTCCTTACTATTCGTACAAATGATAAGGGAAACTTCCTTCCGGTATTCTCATTTGCAGGGCTTACTGCTATGCGAGGTTACGACAATAGCGAGGATATTAAGTACATTCATGATCTTAAGGCTGAACAATTCCGTTCAATCTTTGGTGTAATGGGTGCTGTTACTCCTATCACTATTGATGGTACTAAGGCTACTGTAGCTCTTCCGAGCGCTCCTCAGGATCATCATGCTATTGAAGCTCCTAAGGCAGCTATAACTGCAGCTGATGTAGATGATACATTTGATGGACCTTCTAAAGAAGATTTCTAATATGTTTGATCTCTTAAAGCAATTCGCATCTGAGAACAAATTGAACCTACTCGATTCTATCCCAAGAGATTGGGATAGATATTGAGATGGTATTTGATCTGTGACTGCATTACTGAAACTCTTTCAGGAACCTGGATTTGAATATGTGAAAAGAAACTATGCTGATGAGGTAGCTGTCGCTTGTAAAAGGGGTACAGATATTCATCAATGAGCAGAAGATTTCTTCTCGTGAGTATCGGATGATATTTATAAACAGATTCTTAAATTCCATGTTCTCTATGATTTTAAGATACACGCCCAAGAACAAAGAGTATTCAAAGACATTAGTTGATGAATCGATGTGATCGGAAGTAGCCCCTTATTATCTAATGGGGTTTTAGTAAATGTAGATTACAAAACAAATATCAAACAGAATGTAAAGTATAAAATTCAGATGTGAGGATATAATTATCTGAACGGAAATCCTGGATATATTCTTTATATGAGCGATAAAAAGTTCGAGCTAGTAGAAGTGGAGATGGATATCTATCTACCACTCTTTCTCGAATTAAAAGAATACTTTTTTTACTTACTAAAATTTCAAGCATAATGACAACAATAGTCTACAAAGCATGAAAATACATAGCTTCTGATAAGCGATGAATTGGAGGAGAGGCAGGGTGGATTGATAATGGATCTAAGATATTCACTCATGTTGGTGACAACTATACGGTATATCTTTTGAATTCTTGAATCAAACAGATGCCTGAAAAGATTCATTCTCTTCTCAATAAATATTTTGAGAAGTCTTTTGATCCTATATCTCTCTATGATCTTCAAGAAGATCTTAAGGTTACTCAGCAATGAAATACCTTTGTTTGTATCGTGGTTCTTAAGAAGACATCATTTAATGATGATTGAACTACTGAGGCTACTACTCGAGCATGGAAGCTATGAAATAATGCCTGTGAAGAAACTGATTGGCATTATGTGGCTGCATGATCGTGAGCGGATTATGTAGATGGGATTATGCTTATAAAGCCTGATATTGAACCAAGCGAATTATTCGAGTTGGTTGCATCTAAGGATTTATATACTTCTCCCACTTTCGATCTTATTAACCTTTCCATCTAATGACTCAAGAACAAGCTATGGAGATACTTCTCTCCTGACAAAACTGCTTTCTTACCGGGAAGGCATGAACCTGAAAGAGTTATCTTACGGATAAATATATCCAGGATAGGAGAGATAACTGAAAGAATGTTGTAGTTGTAGCACCAACAGGTATTGCTGCAATTAATATCTGAGGGGCCACCATACACTCTACTTTCAAAATGTATGGTACATATCTACTTAAGCGTGCTATCAAGCACCAAACGGTAGATTGGATGAGAATTCATACGATCATTATCGATGAGATCTCAATGGTATGACCGGACTATGTTGATTATATCGACTATCTTCTTCAAGAAGAGCGTGGATCTGATCGACCATTCGGTTGAATTCAGATGGTATTCGTTGGTGATGCGAAGCAATTACCACCTGTGTATGTCGGAAGAACTGATTCCGAGATATATGAAATAGAAAAACTCAAGCAAAAGTATGGGGAACTTACCTTTGATAAGGCAGTAGCCTACAAAGGATTTACTACAATTGAGTTAGACGAAATAAAGCGTACTTCAGATCCTAAGCTCATCGAGATACTCAACGAGGTTCGAGATGGTACACTTAGTGCTGTGAGTAAGCTTAATCAAGGCTATGGAGATGCAGAGACTGTTCATCTTAAGCCATTTAATACTCTCGTAGATAAGTATAATGCGCAGAAGTTTCAATATCTTACTGGTGCTTATAGGAAATATACTGGAAGATTGACTTGAGAATTCAAGGAAAAAGATTGTATTACTCCTCTCGAGCTTGAACTTAAGGTTTGAGCGCGTGTCATGGTGACAAAGAATCTTGAATGTGGATTGGTAAATGGTGATCTCGGAACTGTGAAAGAACTTCACCCTGAATATGTACTGATTCATTCTGATAGATTCAATCAGGATTACTGAATTGAAAATGTAGAATGGAAGCGTATAGAATATGAAGGAATGAGCGAGAAAGAAATGGGAACCTTTAATCAGATTCCACTCAAACTTGCTTGGAGTATGACTATTCATAAGTCTCAGGGATTAACCCTGGATAATGTCTGTGTTACTTATGTGAAATGAATGAGCAAAGAACTTCTGTATGTAGGCCTTTCGAGGTGTACAAATTACGAGAAACTATTTATTCATCAACTTAAATAATATGCAGTACTTATGCTACATGGAAAAGAATAATCCACAGACCTTGGTGAAGGTTGAATACCAAGGTAATATGGATATTAAACTCATTGCTGCCCTAACTTTCATTATTGGAAAATGATGAATGGACACATCTCTATCTCTCGTGATCGATGCTATTCAAGGCGAGATCGAATATCAGAAGATATTTGATACCTTTGATAAGCATTGTATCATAGTGAAAGATGATCTCCATAATACATTGAACAAGAAGATAGTTACTGCGGCAGATTTATTTTCTTAACTTTCTACTATGAAAGATTTTATTCAGAAATACGAAGGCATCTTCAGATGACTTGCAGTATTTTTTCTCCTATTCGGAGATATGCATCTTATTACATTTACGACTTCGCTCGTGAATAGTAATCCTCTCGGTGGCGTGTTCATGTTCGTTGTTGGTTTCGTTGCTAATCTTTACTTTTATCACCTCTATACTCTATGAAAGCACTAATCGCTTCTATCGTTGTTATCTTCCTTATTTGGTTCGTATCATTCATGTCTTCTACTAAAGTCCCTGCAGGTTATGAGGCTATCCTCGTAAACCAATATGGACAGAATGGAGTACAAGATACACCACTCGTTACTGGTCGAGTCTACTACAATCCATTTACTCAGGATCTTATTAAGTATCCTGTGTATGTTCAGACAAAAGATTATGAACCATTTGAAGTGAAGGCTAAAGATGGATCTAAATTTGTTGTTGATCCTACGATTTCATATCGTGTAAATGTTGGTGCAACTCCTACAATCTATCAGAAGTATCGTAAAGATATTAATGAGATTACTGATGTTGTAATGCTTCAAATGGTAAAAGATACATTTCGTATTGTATTGAATAAATACACTACTGATGAAATGATTTCTAAGGCAGGAGATATCGATAATGAGCTTTCTAAAACTCTTATAGATATGCTTGCTCCTGAGAAGATTACAGTAGAGCGACTTACTTCAGGACTATCGTATCCTGAAAGTATGACGAATGCTATTGCTGCTAAGAATCAGGCAGTGCAGGATGCTCAGCGTGTAGAAAATGAACTTCGTAAAGCTGAAGCTGAAGCGAAGATCAAACAAACGAATGCTGAAGCTGATGCGAAAGCTAAGATTACTGAAGCTAAAGCTAATGCTGAATCTATCGAGATTCAGAGTAAAGCGATTCAGTCTCAAGGTTGAGCTGATTATGTGAAGCTTCAATGGATCAAAGAAGTTGGAGCTAAGTGGAATGGACAACTCCCTTCTACATCTCTTTCTGATGGAGTAAATGCTTTTGTTACTTTACCACAATAAGTAACTCCTCTCGTAGAGAGGAGTGTGTGGAGACCGCCCAAGTATGCGCACCACTTGGCTTCGCTATCCACACTTCTCTCTATGAGATTTATTTCTTAATCATATTATTATGTCTTCTGATATATCTCTGTGTACATCTACTGATTGCCCAAAAAGAAAGACTTGTAAGCGTGCTATGCAAGCTCCGAGTCGTTATCATCAATCGTATTTTAATCCGTATTTATACGGAGAAATTTGTAAATTCTTTATTCTTTATCAATCGTATAATGCCGAACTTTCTACCTGAGGATCAATGGAAGGAGAAGAATGTACAGAAAGCTCTGAATGAATACATTGAGAAGCTTAGAATTGAACATGCTAAGCGAGTTGCAGATTGTTTAAAATCTTTATCTACTAATTTACCATCATGAAAATAATCTTTCTCGATATTGATGGAGTATTGATTCCTTTATTTCGAAGGGATCGTTGACTCAAAACAATGAATGGAGTTCTTGCCGATATTCCAAAAGAAGTATCTAATAATCTTGTAAGAGTATTGCAAGATCCGTCTGTATTTATTGTTATCTCATCTTCTTGGAGACATCATTGGGAAGGTTGTAAAATTCTTCTTGAACAGATTCCTATCAATGATAGATGAGATACGGTATGGAATCGAGTTATATCTAAAACCTGAAGTAAAACTGATGGTGGAAGATCTACTGAAATTCTTATGTGGCTTAATGAGTATCATCGTACTGCAAAGTTCTGATATCATATTACCCATTGGGTAGCTATTGATGATGAACAATTTGATATGAAAGCTATTCGTAGAATAGGAAAACTTATCAAAACAGAAGCAGCAATTGGTCTTACTTCAGAACAGGCGGATGAAATTATTTCTTTACTTAACCACTAATGGATATTCAATTCATTGCAGGCAAATGAATCTCTACTAAGAGTATTGCAGATAGAGTGATTACTGCACACTTTACGGTTCCGGCATCATTCGTAGCTAAGGATTATTTGAATAAACCTTTGGTATTTGAGATGCGTGTGAATCATTCCGACAAGGTTCTCGAAGCTGATGCAAGTATGTGTAATGATCCTGGTACGAATTATTACTATAATCCTACCCATGACACTTACGCTATAAAACTTGATATAACACTCCCTGATCTTTTGATCATGGGATTTATTTTTACTTCCTCTCTTGGACTTTATGTCCAGGATAACAAAATTTAATTATGTGGCAATGAAAAAGAAATCCTAAGCCTCGTGCTGCGGAAGTTTGAGATTACTATGATAATACTCGCTGATGGTCACGAAGACTTTTAGTTCGTGTATGAATTGATACATGTTCATATGATACATATTATCTTAATGATAAGACTTGAGAGTTTGAGCATGGTTGATATCCTCCTAACATTTGTACTCTTGCACATATTCGTGCATGGTCACAAAGATGAACTCGTTAATATTCCTAACCCTTTATTCTTATGTGAACTCGTTCTATAATAGCTATTAAGAAAGATGGTGAATTCAAAGTGTCTCAGTACAGTCAATGGGATTGATATCCTATGTGACAATGACTTACTCTACTTAAATTGTTACAAGAAATAGATATCAAAGTACTCTCTAAGAAAGTAGATCTTGTACGCAAGATTACTGATGATGAGATTGATGCTATACCTGATGATGGTAAATGGACTGAAGAATATCCTTGGCTCTCAAGAGACTGCTGAGCTGAAATAGTAAAATATATTATGGAGGATAAATATATCTTGAAGATTGATCTTATTGATCTCGAGCCAAATATCTGGATCGAATGGAGCTATCTTATTGATCTCGATAAGAATGTTTTCCAGATCTATCATGGTACAATTCTTTCGTGAGAAAGATATGTATCTAAACCTGGACATAAGTACAGAAAACCTATTGCTAGTTTTCCACTTGATGAACTTCCTACTGAAGAACAGTGGACTAAGAAGTATACGAAGTACTAGCCTACAAATACTGATAGAGTTTATGCCCTAAGTTAAATCTTGGGGTTATTTTTTAATTTTATAATTATGCTTATCCCTAAGTTTATTAAAACCATAGCATCTCGTATTTCTGCTAATGGTAATATCAGACCTGCACTTGCAGGTGTTCGTATTACACCTACTCATCTTGAAGCTACTAATTCTTTTATGGCTGTCAGTATTAAGAATCCATTCGGTGAAGTTGATGTAAAACATTATCCTGGTTCACTCAAACGCACTCTTTCTGATGGAAATATTATGATTCATAAAGATGAGATCGCGCTTATTCCATTTAAGAATAGTAAAAAGTATCGTCACCTTAGTGATCGTGCTGCACTTGTATCTAATGGAGAAGCTTGAGCTGCATCTATTGAATGTTACTATCCGAACAATAATAAGGTGAAAGTAACTGCTCAAGTGATTAACGGAAAATTCCCTGACATTCGTGCATTCTGTACACCATATGCTGATCGTGTTTGATATATAGAGAGTTGAGTATGTACTCAAAATCTTATTGATACTCTTACTGTCATGCGTGATGCAGGATATAACAATGTTATTGTATCTATCTGTCCTAATAAGCCTATCTTCATCGAACCATACGATAAAGTAAAGGATGATGATTCTATTGGATTGGTTATGGGTCTTAAAATGTAACCCTTATTCTTATGCAATGTCCTTATTGTGAAAGTGATTTAATTTATCACGATTATTATTTCTCATGAAACTATGAAGCATATATAAAATGATATCAGAATTCTTGATTCAAAAAGAAATGAGATATTTATAAATGTAACAATGAAGATTGTGAAGCATGTATTAATAATATTTCATTTCATACAAGATGAGATTCAGATGAATTATTTGAATGACACCCTTGTTAATTTTTAATTTTTATTTTATGACTACATTAGATAGAGTTGAGACTCAGAAATTATTTGATGCTATCAATACTCGTATGGCTTTTATGCCTATGTGATTAGATAGTAGTTGAGATATACTATGGCATTTTAGAATGCCAAATCCAATTGCTTGAAAAGAATTTAGAGACAAAGATAAAAATCTTTGGAAGATAAATCCTTGGGACATTCTTGTTTCTATTGAAGCCTGAATTAACAAGGCTTGAGTATGAGATTGAAAAGAACCAACTCATGCCATGACTTATTCAATCAATTACAGTATGTATTGAATGGTAAGAAATTATCGATGTAAGAACTGGTATGAGTCTAAGTATGTACATCAGTATGCGTACTCTCGAAATATTGAAGATGTAGTATCTAAATTTATTACTCATCTTCAAATAAATGTTCCTGGTTATATAGATCATAAATTCATAATTAATTAATCTATGATAGAAATTACACCTGAGAATTTCATTGAATATCTTCAGAATCCCTGACAGATTAGTAAATGTTATTCTGCGTTTCATAATTATTCCACATTGAATCAATGGTTGGCAGCCTCACAGTGTCTACAGATTTGACCACTGAACACATTCAAATGATGGGAGAAGCTTGGTAGGCATGTAAAGAAATGAGAGCGTGCTATCGCCCTAATAATGCCTGTTATTACGAAGGAGAAAAACGAGAAGTGAGAAGACGAAATTAAATCTATGTTCTTTATGCCTCGTAGAAACTGGTTCACTGTCTATCAAACTGAAGGTGATGAGTTCATTCCTGAAGTACCTGGCTTTGACTTCACTCGTATAGATGAAGAACTCCAACTCGAAAGAGTAGAGTTCAATCATACAGATGGAAATTGCCAGGGATATGCTTCAGGGAATAAGTATGCTATTAATCCTGTAGCTGCGAATCCTATGAAGACTATGTTCCATGAAATGGCTCATATACTTCTTGGCCATACTGACATGCCTATGTCTGATAGTACCACGCTTGCGCGCGATATCAAAGAATTCCAAGCTGAATCTGTAGCATTAATCTGTGCAGCCATTATTGGACAAACAGATGAGCTGAAGTATTCACTTGGATATATTCAAAGCTACTGAATACCAGAGGTTTTGGATAAAAAGATGATAGAAAAACTTTTTTCCGTATCAAATAAAATAATAAATGCTTGTAAAATTTAATGTATGCTATATCTTAATTTGACATAAAATATATTATTAATACAATCACATTTATTAATATAATTATATGGAAGAATGGAAAATAATTGGTAACTCTGTTTATGAAATTTCTAACTATTGAAATGTGAGATCTAATTCTCATTTTCATAAGTGATCTTCTTATAAGAAATTACTTCGAAAAACTAAAACTTGATATCATCAGGCTTGTTTATATGTTTGAAAAAAACATATATATCCTTATATCCATAGACTTGTTGCTTTTTATTTTATAGAAAATCCTAATTGATATTTAGAAGTAAATCATATTGATTGAGATAAATCTAATAATCATTTTTCTAATTTAGAATGGACTACTAGAAAAAATAATATGAAACATGCTTTTGCATTAGGATTAAATAAATCTCCTTTAACTTGAAAATTTTGAAAAGATAATCCATTATCTAAAAAAGTTTATCAGTATAAAGATTGAATTCTTATCAAGGAATTTGATTCTTTAACTCAATGTGCTAATGAATTATGATTTGATTTATCTGATTTATCTAAAATAGTAAGATGAATCAGAAAACATAAACACTTTACATTTACTTATTAATATTTATAATATGGGCTACACACACTATTGGAGTGATCTTGAAGTAGATAAATATCCTGAATGATTGATTAGTATATTCAATCAGGCATATCAAGACTTCCTTAGATCCTGAGTTACGATTGATTGAAAACATATCAACCTATTTTCATTGTTCTTTACGAGTGATGAAAATGAAGATCTTTTTAATGAGCATTTTCATGAGTATACTCAATGAGCTTCATGAGAACCATTACTATTTGGTTATGATGAAGACTCATGGAACTTCTGTAAGACTGCACGCAAATCTTATGATGTTGCCGTGGTACTTGCTCTACATCTTGCATCTGTAGTTATCTGAAAAGATTATTCTTCTGATGGATCTCTAATTCATTCATTCTGAATGCTTGAAGAATACATCAAAGATGAATTAGATTGTTCTTGAAATTATGTATATGATCTTGAAAAACTTGAAGTATTATATGATTTATGGCTTAATAGAGCTATATCTTATATAGCTGAACATGAAGAAGAAATGCAGAAGATTGAAGATGAAAAACAATACGATCGTATTTGTGATCTTCCTGATATAGATCTTGAATATATTGCTAGTGAGATAACAAAAGGTATTACGACTATTTATTTAAATAATTGACAAATAGTAGATGTCTCATTCAGAAGATAAATATTTACCACCAGTAGTCGTTCGGGCTATCGATAACATCTCGAGAATTAAATGAAGCTCATATCCTATAAAGATACCTGAGCTTCAGGTTGCTGTTTATTTACTTCTTAAAAAAAGAACTATGGGTTATTATACTTCTTGGAACACTGATGTATCTCTCTCGAGAAAACTCACTCGAGAAGAGTTTGTTATATTTTCTAAGTGAATTGAAAATTTTACTTCATGATGGCATATAGAAGAATTATGATTAGTTGATAAGCTATGTGTTTATGAGGATTCATTCAAGTCTTATGATCTTGAAGTAGAACTTACCAAAGTTATTTCCATTCTTAAAGATATGTGAATCAAACTTAATGGTACTATGAAATGGGACTGAGAAGAATCGGGAGATGAATGAACGATTTATCTTATCGATAGCATTTCCAATTCTGTAAAAAACTGAGATCCTCTTACGATAGTAGATTTTCTTGAGAAGAATTGATTTCCTGAAGCTGCTAAAGCTGCAAGAATCTTTGTCGCTCAAAACTTTTAGCTTGCATTAAGTATAGTTATTACTATACTATAGATACTTTATTATTAACAATTTATACTTATGCTTTCACGCATTGAAATAGATTATCCCGATTTTGGAGTGAAGATCGAAAGAGATTTTACTCCCGGGATTAATCTTATTGAAGAGGCAAATGGATATGGAAAGAGTACTATACTCAACACAATCCTTTCTCTCTATTCGAAAAAGTATCCTGGACTCCGCACTCTTCCGAGTGGGTTGGCTAAGATTCATGCAGACGATAAAGTCTATATGATGTCTAAAGGTATGTGGGTAGGTCTCGATGAGACTCCTAACCCACTGATTCGATTCTGTTTGCCAGGAGAATTCTTTAATCTTGGATCAACTACTGAGCAGCGTAAAGCTATCATTGATCTTCTTCAGATTGATTATCCTCAGTTCATGAAAGGTGCTGTACCTGAATGGCACGAGGATATTGAGAAAGAAATCAAGGATCGTATGAAGCAGAATGAATGACGAGAAGATATTATTCTTAAGGATATTACTCGACTCCGTTCAGCTGTGATTGCATACGAAAAGAATCCTGTAGTTCTTGAAGATAATTCGCAAGAACTTCTTCAAGAATATAATGCTTGGCTTGCTAAGCAGAATGCTGAGCGTACTTCTATTATGAATGATAACAATGCTATCGTTCGTCAAAAGAATGAGCTTCAGAATATGATCAATCAGGATAAGCGTAGTATCTCAAATTATGAAGAAACTCTTCAGAGACTTCGAGAGAAGCGTGATGCTATCAAGAAGAGCGAATGTCCTACTTGTAAACAGAAAGTTCCTTTTGATCAGCCGGCTATCGATAAGATAGTACAAGAGGCTGAAGGTATTAAGGCTGCTATTGCTAAGCATAATACAAGTATTGATTCTCATCAAACTGAGCTTGATACTCTCGAGACTAAGGCTGTACCTAATGAGGTATTGTACACGAGTGATCCATTTGCACGAGCTAAGATTCTTTGAAAGGAATTGAAAGTAAATACAAATGAGGAGCGTGATGCTGTATCTCAGTATGAGAACAATAAGCGTGAGCTAGGACTTAAGGAAGATCAACTGAAGAAGCTTGGTGAGATCAATGATAAGGTTCTCCTTTCATCAATTGATTCTGCAAAAAAGCTCTTCACAAAGAATCTTCAGGATGATATCAAAGAGTTTAATCTCGAGATCGAACTGTTCAAAGAGCAGGCAAATGGTAAGCTTGTTGAATCATTTATCATATCACTCAATGGAAAACCATATAGTGAATTGAGTAATGGTAATAAGCTACTCCTTCAGATTCGTATGGCTCTTGCATTTATTAAGAAGCTTGGACTCGATTTCATTCTTATTGATGAGCTTGGAACTATGAGTCAAGATAACTTTGATATGGTGGTTCAGGAAGTATGATCTCTTCAGATGATCATTGCTCGTGCAACTCCATTTGTAGTGCCTACAAATACTGATTCAGTTAAGGTGAAGCCGAAGAAAAAGTAATTCGTTTATTCTTTAATCTATATCCTTATGATATCGATGACCAAACTTTATGAGTATCTTGATAAGTGGCAAGACGATCTTGGTACTGTTCTCGGGTGACTCATACTTGTTCAGTTAATTATCCTTGGTCTTGTAGGTTGGGTTCTATTCCACCCATTTGATTGACAGGAACTTCATACTGCTATTGATACAGCTCGTATAAATATCAGAGAAGATATAGTTAATCTTGATAAAAAAATTGATTCAAGATTCTCTACTTATGATGTTCAGCTTGATGTCATTCAATGACGAACTGATTGGATTGCTGATAACATTAAGCCATCTCACTCATGAGTCACAAACATATCTAATATTCAGCTTATACACTACATCGCTGAGGTTGAGATATGTTCTGATAAACATTCTTCATACAAAGTCAAAGTTGATTTTTATGGAATCAACCCTAGAATTGAAAGTAATCGTCTTCTTATTTTAGATGAAAGATACTTCTCAGACTACGAGGCTGCTAATGTTTATCTTCCTATCTATGATAAGAACACTGATTACGATGCTAATCTTTGTTCGATCAAGATTCTTTCTTCTTCAAACAAATAACTTTTATTCCTAATTTCTTTATATGAAATTCGAATTCCCACAAATATCTAAATTTACTCTTACCCTTCTGACACTTATTGTGTTGGGAGGGATTTTTATTGTACTCTTTTATCCAACTGAATCTCGCGTTGCTGCAAAATGGAATGCTAAGATTCAAGTTCTTTCCACTCAAATTGAGGAGAAAAGAACTGAAAGGATAAAAGCTAGGGAGGACTACTTAAAACTTGATAGCACCCTATCAGGTGCAATCGTAGACCTCATATCACAGATGAATAGATACGAAGAGTGTAAAGCTAATCTATCTATTTGATGTGATGAAAACAAAAATGTTAAGATGATCCCATCTGTAAGCGCAGCTGAAGAAACAAATACTACCTGAACGGTCACACCTGCCATTACAGGTGTACCCTTATGAACTTGAGATCAAGACATTCAGATAAAAAAAGAATGTGAACTCTGAGTTCGAGGGGGTAAGGTAGAATGAATTGAATTCCACTACACTGCATCTCAATCCTGAACTACTCTTACATCTATCAAGGCTAGCCATGAAGATAAATATGGTATCGATCATATCGGATATCATTATGTCATCAAGGCTAACGGAGAGATTACGAGTACTCGGGATGAGAAATGTGTAGCTGCTGCTGACAAATGGCATAAGAATAACTATAGGTTTATTCAAGTAGCTTTCGTTGGAGATGATAAACCAACTGAAGCTCAGACAAAATCTATGGTTGAATTAACTAAGGCTATTCAATTTAGATACAAGCTCCCGATCGATAGTGTCTCATCGCATCAAGAATGGGGGCCTAAATCTGAGAAAGAGAATCTCATATACTGGTATGGAAGCAAGGCTAACTTCATTAAGAAGATTAGAGAATCACAGTCTATCACGATATACGGTAAGGATATTAAAGCCTTATCGTATGCGTGGGAGGCTTGGTGAGATATTGATTTCATCGCTACAGTATGGCAAGAGTCTCGCTTTGATTGATGAGCTATTGGAGATGGATGAGATGCTCATTGATTCTGTCAGATTAATAAAGCTCAGAATCCTGGATGGCATCGTGAGTACAATGCATTCAAGACATGGCAAGAGCGGATGAATTACTGTCATGAACTGTATACATATGCTGCATCTTTGCCTTGATGAGTTGGCTCTAGGTTTCACGGATATAATGTTCGCAAGAAACATATACCTTTTATTTCTATAAAGTAACTTTTATGTTTCAGATTATTAAATACATCTTGATGTTGAATGCTACTCGGTTCAAAGATAATCGTATAGGAATAAGAGAAGCTCTTCTTTCTATACGATGACTCGGGAAAGATGAGTACCTACATAGGTTACGGAAGATGTACAATGAACACTTCCACTATGATGAAGAAACTCTTTAACTATATTTTTATGAGTAAGTCTGATATAAAACTTATTGATGATCTTATATCTGCAATGAATAGACAAAGGAATAAGCTTCCTAATTGAATCTATACTGCAGATGAGATAATCAAATGGCTTGAGAAACAGAAACCATTTATTTAATAATCATATTCTTATGAGTAATCTTGTAAATAGTTTGAATAAGATTTATCCGGGTGAGTTGGAGCCATGAATGGTTGTATACTACATACCATTCGAAGGATCAGATGAACGAGAACGATGAGTGGTGTCTTCATTATGTGAGGACACCGCCTTTGTATTCGTTCGATACACTGAAGGCATTACTGCAGCTCGTACTGCAATCAAAGATTTAATTCGCTAACCTTACTTCTATGCTTACTCAAGAACAAAAAGATAAAGTTATTGCTGCTATTAAGCATTCCGAGATCTATTATGTAGATCGCAATGATAGTCTTGATCATCTATCTTCAGACCAATGGCTCGAACTCATTCGAGATGGATATCTTTCTGAAGACATCACAATGAATTGGGACACAGATATCACTTGGATTATGGATGAAGCCTATAAAGCTTTGGACATAGAAGATCGTGATGATGATGACCTTCGTGAAGAGATCCAGGATCTTATTTATGAGCATTGCTCTAATGATCCTATGGATCAGTTACTTCGTAACACTCGTCACCAGAATATCATTCATGTCATCGGAGATCTTGATGATGTGGAACTTCCATCTGAAATCGAAGACTCAGATGATTACGGTGAATATGATCTCTATGCATTTCGTACAGGTATTCTTCTTTGAAGAACTCTTGAAGACATGCTTGCTATGTTTACCAAGGATGAAGAGTGGAAGTCTTCTGAGTATCGTAAGTACTATAGTATATACAATGAAGGCTTTGGTTATACCAAACTCTGTGTTGCTTATAAGATAGATGCTGATGATATCCCGAAGATCCATACTTCATTCACCAATGGTGATAAGGTTAAGCTTCGCAACTGAGATGTCGGAGTTATTAATAACTCTGAAGGATCAGGATGGATGGCAAGTAATACATTCGTAGTAGATCCTGTATTTATATTTGATATCAATCAATGCTATCATGATAAAGCTATGGGTCGCTATGGTTATTACGATCAAGTAGTCGGAGATGATGCTGATCATGGTCAGATTATTGTAGTTGAGAAGGCTACAGTACCTATGGTTACTGAAGATCCTCTTGCTGCTACTCGTGAACTCGAGGCTCAGTATGAAGCTACCTACAAAAACTGAGGTTGTACATTTGGTGATACCAAATACGATAGGCATCGCAATAAAGAGTATGTTAATCAATACCCTTGTGGTACTCATTGTCATTCTTGTGGCCAATTTTGGATAGACTAATCCTATATTTTAATCATACATTTTATGTCACATTTTACTGTGCTTGTTATCGGAGATGATGTCGATGAAGCTATGTCTCCATTCGATGAGACGATTGAGCTTGCGAAGTATGTCGAGTATACTCGAGAAGAACTTATAACTAAGTCTCGTCAAGAGGTTGAAGATTATAAGAACTGAATCTATGCAGAGTACATTGCTGATCCTGAAGCTTATGCACAAACTCATAAGTCTGATCAGCATATTCGATATCTTGAAATAGACTTTCCAAAGAAGCTCGAATGGACTGATCAAGAACATTATGAGGAAGCTACTCGTTGGTATGAGCCTGAAGATATTGGTATCAATGGCGAAGTATATTCAACTCGTAATCCTCAGGGTTACTGGGATTGGTATCAGATCGGTGGTCGTTGGGCAGGACAGATTATTGTTAAGCCTGGCACAACATTTGATACTCCTAACTTTAGTTGGGGATGGAGTGAAGAAGAGAAGGAGAAGATTATGAATACACTTCGTACTGATTCTGCTCTTCTCAAAGACATAGACTTTGATGCTATGCAAGTTGATGATATCAAGAACTATACTGAAAGATATGGTCTTCTCAAACGATGGGATGATCTTACTACTGAAGAAAGATTCGGTAGATTCTGGTGAGCTACTGAAGAGATTGCATTTGTAAAAGAATGACACTCTCTTGAAGAGTATCTTGATGAGTATATGCCACACCCATTGCAAGCTTATGCTTACATACACAATGGTATATGGAATGCTCGAGGTAAGATGGGATGGTGGGCATGTTCAGATGATAAGTTTACTGGATCACAATGGAAGAAATTCTTTACTGAATTCATTAAGACTCTTGATCCTGAGACTCGCATCACCTTTGTTGATTGTCATGTCTAATCTTAATCTTTATTCTTATGCCTAACTGGTGCAACAATTACCTTGATCTCTTGACCAAGGAGAAACCTACATGGGTTGATGCTGATCTCGTATGAGATGATGCTTTAGAGTTACCGAATGCTGATCATTATGCATTTGGGGCAGACATATCTTGTATGCCTGGCGATAAATGTTGGAGGACTATGATCCACTTCCAAACAAAGTGGTCTCCACCTATTGAGTTCTATAAATGGTTACTCGATGAAGGTTGCTTAGATATTTATGCAGATTATTCTGAACCTGGATCTTGCATCTATGGTAAGTTCGATATGAACTGACATGATGAAAGGTCTTGGCCTGATACTTTCTACTCAGACATGATCGATATGACAATACACTTGACTGTACCACCTCAATTATTTATGGATGTGGTACAGGATGAGTATTGTTTATTCGAAGATTATCTGAAAGAAATGTACGATAGAACTACACCCGAGAACTGATCTGATATACAAGCTGAGATCGAAAGCTGTGCTGAGATTCTCAATGTGAATCTTGAGGATCAGAAATGGGTTGAGTTAGTTGCATCGTTTACTTCTTAATCATATTCTTATGAATTCTTTTACGAATAGAATGAATGAAATAGAGAATCTATTTATTCTTCTAAGAACAGATATCAACTGAGATATATGTGGACTCGAGCCTGTCATTGCTATCAATGATGGCGAACAGTTCATTAAGTGTTATCAATGTGAAGACTGAATCATGTACGATATATATGATAAAGATCCTCGCGATAATGGCAACGAAGATCTCGAGCCTACTGATGGATGATGCTTAGTTAATACTGAAGAAGATCTTGATATAGATTTCTATGGTATACTATCCAAGCTTGAGTTCATTGGTAAGGCTCATCTTCCTATGGAAGTTACTCCGCTCTATGCTACATGTAGATATGTAGATGGAAGCGGTGGTATCGTAGCTGATCAGATGTTTCATCTGTCGCTTGACTATCAGAATGATCAGCTCAAAAAAATGATAGCTCACGAAATGAGTTATCATGAATCTTCTGATATGATTACTGAGTTCCTTAAAACTCAAGACTTCTCAACTGCTGTTGAAGTTGATTGAGATTCTCAGGAACATCTTTCTTATGGAAAGAATTCTGATTGATGAATCTACTTTTATTATTATGATGGTGATTGTAATTACTATCACTTTCAGGTATTCAAAGTAGAACCGACTACCTATTTAGATCTTCACTATTAATCTTATGTCTACTCCATTAGATGATATGCAAGCTCGCTATGATAGCGAGTATAAGGAACAACTTGAGTATGCTGAAGCTCGTAACTGGCAATGATTTCTAAAGGAATGAATTGCAAAACTTATTTTAGATACTAAATAATTTATTATTATGTTTAGACATTCTTATACTATACAGATCTTATGATCTGGACTTTGAGAATATCATGTAGTTATGTTTGATTCTCCGAATCAAGTTCCTACTACAACTGAGTATCAAGAGAAACTTGTATGATCTTTGGATTGTTATAAGGATCAATATCCTGATAAGATTCAACGTGTCATAGAATGAAAGTATCACTTCGTATGTCATACCTATTTTCTAATAGTTTAATCTATGGATCATTACACACAAATGTCTAATCGATTGACTGAATTAAAGTCATATCCAAATCCTACTAAGGAGCAACTCACTGAGATTGTTTCAATACTTGAAGGCATTATTGAATGAGTATGACCTAAGGTAGTAGCAGTTCCTTTTACTATAGAGGACTGTGAAGATCTTCGAGACTGAGGATCATTCGAATGGGAGTTCAATTGAGTCACGCTTGATATCTACAACTGTGATACTGATCCTCGGGATGATGAAGATGAAGATGTTCCATTCTAATATTAATCTTATTCTTATGAGACTCTGGGAATTTTCTGATAAATTAATAAAAGAATTATTATTCGGTGACTCATTTTATTTTGAGGTTACTTGAGTAACTAATCGAACTAGTGCATATCATATAAATGATAAGAAATCTATTAAACTATTCACTGTTCATTTATATAAATGTTGTTGAAGTGATATTACAGAACTAGAATCTTACATCCAAAAAGAACTTGAACTTGTAAAAGAATCTAGAATTGATTTCTCTATCAAGAGTACAGAACAATTTACTTTTTATGTAAAAACAAAATGTAATAAAAATAAAGTTACTGTTTATGTAGATGCTGAATAGCCTACAAATACTGATTCAGTTTCGTATAGAAAAGAAATCATTTTGTTCCCTTGTCTATACCATTTGGTATAGATTTTTTAATCCTATTATTATGGACACACTTATCGGACTCGCTATCATAGCTTGAAGTATCTTCTCTTCAGTATACACACTTGGTATATGGGAAGAGATGCCTAAATGGTTGAAGGTTACTTCAGGTATTATGAATGTAATCTTTATGGTTATATTCTTCTACCTCGCTCATAAGATGTAGCCTACAAATACTGATTTAGTAATTGAGGTACAGATCAGAGCAATAAATTTTTTTGGAATAGCATTTGCTATTCTTATTTTAACTTCACTATTATGGAAGTAATCGCATGTTCAGTTGAATCAGTACAAGCACCAGTTATATCAGTTCGTGAGCCTCGTGTTGAACGAAAGTTTGAAGGCATTGAGAATGTCCTCAACTATTTGGTTGTCTCTCGTGACATCAAAGTGTATTCTGTTATGTCTCATCTCCCTGAATCTGAAGCTACGGATATGAAGACAGGAGAAGTTAATACTCTTCCTGAAACTGTTTCATATCAGGTGAAGAAATGATTCTTGAATGTAACCGCTAGCTGATCTATCTTCCACAAGAACAACTGACGGAAGGAGAATGTTGGTTACATCAACGATGAAGGAGTTCCTGCAATCACTGATAAGTGAGCAAAGATCCTTCTCGCCATTAGTTAATACTACCTTGGGACTACAGGAAACTGTAGTCCTTTTGGTATTCTTAACCCTTAATACTATGTCTCTTTACGGAACTAAAAACATCTCGACATCTCGTGCAAAATCTATTAATGAAATGCAAGCTCGTGAGTCTGCATCTCGTCAAGCTACTCGAGAATCTATGGCACATGCCACTAAGATTAAGCGTATTGATAGACTCGTTACAATCGGGTAGTAAAATCTTCTGCCTCTTTAGGGAGGCAGGTATTTTATTATTAAATCTGTATTATGAAATCGTTCATTATCACATTCTTCACTTATTCTATGTATGTAATATCATTATCTACCATAGGATTAGGTGCGTTAACTATGTTCGTACCTATTGATCACTCTGTCATCATAGGATTACTTCTTATTCTTATAGGAGGAAGAACATTCTTGGAGATAAGAAAACTTCTAGGCATATAGCCTGGATTTTTTCGGAGATCCACCATCCTCCCCGACCACCACCCTAGTCTTTTTAAGTATGAAAAACATTTGCAATTGATACGGATTTTCATATAATAAAAGAAAGAAATCAAATTAGTTTGAGTCTTCATAAATGTGGTTACAATTATTTGTAATTGGTTGCGGAGATCCTCGAGAAAGAGAGATAATAAATGACATTCAGTCAGGAACTTATCTCTCTTTTTTAGTTGTTCGCTCTCGGGGGAACTGATACTATGTATTCAATCCATTGGAATCCATATATTATAATCTCTATATATATCTCATAGTATTATATCTCTTCCTATTCATTCCTTATAAGAAGAATAGAAGGGATTGCCCCGTTGCTCCGTTGCCCTGAGACCTATAACACTCCTGACTACAAACGACTTACTGAGAGAGAGATTACAGTAATCTATACAGGGACTATGTTACTGAAGTCTTTGTTAAATACTAATATTAGTGTATGATATAGAATAAGAAAACAAAAGGTGAGAGGGGAGTACTCCCACAATACTCTTTTTTTGTTTCTCTTATCCTACTATCAAACTATATTATACAATATATTATACCACAAATAGCATCGCTTTTCTCGTGGTTATATCAACTTATAGATAGTGCGTTTTATTTATAGCACTAGGCTAAAGGTTGCTTGACAACTTTTAGCTAATTATTTAATGTCAAGTATTACTATTATTATCTTATTATTTATTCCTTACAGCAGGTAACTTGTTTTATATATTACCTGTTTTTTGTGATTAGTTCAGAGAGTAGGAGAGTATGGTAGGAATCTAGTTATCAGTTCCGCCATCCTCCCCGACCACCACCCTAGTCTACGCAGGTTCTCTCAACTAAAACTTTGCTATCCTTTCTCAAAACAACAGAGGTTCATTCTAAAGGAAACTTCCCTTCCGCAAAGGTAAGAGATCTGATGTTATAAAGTAAGCGGATACGACGGCGTGCGCAGCACAGAACAATGCAACTTGCCTACTTGTCCCCAAGTAGTACAGATCATAAGACGTAAAGTCTTATACAGGAAAGAGAAAGTTCTTAGCTATTAGTTTCTCGCTAAAGAAACTAATCATTAAATATAATAATAAAAAAACACAAATCAAAAAACAACAAACACCAATATAAAAAAACAAAAAAACATTTACTTAGTTAATTAATATCAAAAATAACTTGGGACCATAACACTCTAGAGAGAGAACTATATTAATATCTCAGTGTGTATATAATAATACTATACCCTATCTATCTATCTATATATATTATTTTTATTTTATTTTATTATTTTTTTAGTTTGTTTTTTGTGTTGTGTTGTTGTTTTGTGTGTTTAGTGGGGGGTATATGTGGACCAGTGAGTGTATGATGTAGGTTAGTAGGCAAGTGGTCAACTATTTTTTGGACAATATACCTAAATATACTTCCATTGATATCATCAATGGAATTTCCTTTCTCACCTACAACACTTTCTAATAAGAGATCAAGTATATCAATCTCAAACATCATTAGCTCATTCATATATATTTATTAAAATTCATTCTTTTGAAAATTTTCCAACACATTTTTTTGGATTATATATTTTTTTAAAATATTTATTTACATTTATTTCATTATCATGGGACCATATATATCATCAAAATCTATGAGACTTATATAATCTAGCAAGAAATGATCTTTTTTTAAATAGATTTACAGTAATAACTTCATCAACCGATTTATACTTTTTAATAAAATTTCATTCCAATGAATATTGAAATATTGGAGTACACTTTTTAAATGTAATAATACCACATCATCTTGCATGAATAGAATTTTCTTTGGCAGTACACCATTCTAAGGCCCACCAATAGTTAAATGTTTTAATAGCAGTAATATGATTCACTTGAGTATGAAAAGATTCTTTGAAAAGAAAAGCATTAGCTACAAGTTTATGTATTCTATATAGTGAATGCTTTCATTTATGCTTAAATGAAACTTGTAGATATCATTTTGGATGAATATGATTAGGTACAAATTTTAAAGTATACATATTCATAACTCTACCAAAAGAACTTATCTGATATTTATCATCATAACCCGGAATATCTTTCCAGATCTCTATAGTAAAGAATTGAAATAGTAGAAAGTAGTAATTCATAATAACAAAAAAAAGACCATTCATCTGCGAGAACGAATAGGTCTTTAAATAAAGCAAGATTGCTCCCTCTCGCAGTTGGGAATAATCTTATGAACGAAGTATATTGATAAGTATTACATAGTCAATATGATAAGTAGGTCAAAAAAAATAATCGCTTTGGTATCAGTATACATGGGGCATAATGCTAAGTATTGGATTATCCGAATGCTAAGTGTTCAAAAATAAAAAATAGGATAGCCACATATAGAGCGCCAATAAAAAACCCCCGGGATTGTTCCTGAGGGCTTTTCTTCTATACGAGAATGTTTTTACGGTTCGAGAACGATCACATTTATGGTTGCTGTATCACTCGCAGAGAGAGTCACAGTAAGAGTAGTAGAGGTAATAGATGCACTCTTTACGAATGCAGTACCAGTTACGGCAGATACATGATATCCGAGGATTTGAGATGCCGCGATTACTGTAGCTGTACCGGAAGTAGCAGCGGTAATAGTGACAGTTTTAACTGAGTACTTGAGTTTACTCTTCGTAACTGCAGCTGCAGCGAGTTCGTTAGTACCAACACCACCAGTAGGGATATCAAATGCACCATCTTGGTTCGTATCTTTATTCTCATTTGGGAGAAGTACCCATGCAGAACCAGACCAACGATATTTACGACCAGTAAGTTTATCCTCACGGACATCATCGATGTAACGACCTGTAGGAAAACCTGTAGAACTTGGAGTACCTGAACCATCTACGATCCATGCAGAACCAGTCCAACGATATTTGAGTGAATCAGCAGGATCAACTCGAGTTTCGCCAACTCTTCGACCATTAGGGAGAGCCATATAAAAAAAGAAAAGAAATAAAGGGACATAAATAGTATATGGCAATAATTGCCAATAGCAAATAAAAAATCCCTCGGCACGACTCGAGAGATAATTTGGATTAATTGTTTGGTTCGTATTGCATCAGCGTTTCGATCCACTTTCTTATCTCTCAATGAGATTGATATGGCAGAGTCTCGTTGTAATCGGATAGAGTATACCCCATAGCATCGAGAGTATTCATAACATTATGCCATTCATTCCAATTCTCAAGAGTATACTCTTCTAATTGGTTAGATACATGTGGCAAAAGATCTGGAATATCTTTATATTGAATAAGCTTGAAGGAATGTCGGAAACTTTTTTGTCTTCCATTTACATGGACTACAAATGAGAGTTGAAGATACGGAGTTCTGATTACTTCTTTAGAAGCATCAGTGAGCTTAGTCTCTTCGGAATAGGAGATCTCTCCTAGGATAGTCATATTATCTGACTGATGGGCGATTATCGACATACTTTATAATAGAAAAAATAATAAAAGAATTTGTCGTGCAGAAATATTATATGAATTTTCAGATAATTACAATCATTATTTGATTTTAATATTGATTCACATAATTCTGATCTCATTTACAAAAACGAGATAATATTTTCGAGTAATAAAAAGAACCCATCATGAGTATCTTTTTCATTCTATGCGAGATTTCCAATAAACCCGGGTAAAGATTCTGATGTCATCATCGGTAGGTAATCTTTTTACAAGTCTTATCATAATTGTAAATAGTAAGTAATGGCTTCCCAATGCGGAAGTTAATATTTCCAAATAAATAATCATGCAGTTTTCTGCCCTCATCTTGCACACCTAGAAATTCAAGATCAATGTATTCATAAAAATTCTCATGCTTCATAAGCTGATCAGTATGTCTTGATTAGATTTCAATTTAAATCATATTGAGATACATTTTTTGATGTTGGATGATTTGATCATTTTTTTCATTCCCAAAATTTTGGATGTTTAGTTTGAAATATATTATTAGCAACTCAATGCTTATATTGATCTAATACATTTGAACTTCTAGTACCATATCTCAAGTTATCAGGATGATTATTTTTTGGATTACCATCATTATGACAAACTTCCATTCATTTAGGGCAAGGTCATTCTTTTATAAGCATAACTATTTGATGAATTCAAAATGATTTTGATAATCAATGTTTATATAATGCAGTTTGCATGTGTCATGATTTTCAAATTCATAATGACATTATTTTAACTTTTCAATTGTATAAACTTCTGATCTGATTAGTAGAAATTTTTATTTCATAAATCCAATCATATCATGGAATTTTTATCCAAGAATCAACATCTATTGTTTTTCGCTTCATAACTATATATTATATTATATTATATATTACTAGTATAGTACTATAGTATTAATAAGCAAGTTTATTTAACGAGTCGATAGCGAAGAGATAGAAATATTTCCGATATAACTATCGTCTAATGATTTTTTCTCAAGAGATAATTTCAACAACAAGTCACATCCAGTGCTCTTTTTCTTCTTCTATAAGAAATTCCCATTTTTTATATGCTTTATTTTGATTGAATAATATATAGATACTTTCTGCCATATCTTTGATCGATCGTCTTTTATCCGATTGGATAATTCGAACAAAATTTCTCGATCGAGATAATGCCTCTTGAGTTTCTTCAAGTTTTATCTTGAGTTCATTCGCAGCAGTATTTGCTACAAGAATTTCTTCATCCTTACGAATGATCGCACCATCTTGGATTTGCATATGTCGTTCGTTCATACGAATGAAATCATCAAGTCATGTAATGATTTTTTTGAGTTTTGCTTTTTTCATATTATTGAGGGTTAGCTTTTTTATAAATTTTACGAACCAAGTTTAATCTTCGAAATGATCAACTCGGAAATGAATATCATTGATGAATATAGGTATAATCTTCAGCAAATCATTCAAGCTCGTTTGTTTTAGAGTATTCACTGAAGAAATTATCATTTGAGGATTTCTTTTAAAGATTTGTGTAGAGTTTTTTTTGAGTATCATTCATAAGTTCGAACCAAACATAGTGGCCAGTTTCATGAGTGAGAACATATTCCTTTCGTACAGGCTCAGTAACACAGTATTCGATAGCCTTACGCTCGTGATAGTACATTCCGTCATAATCTTTTCAGCAGGGAGAAGGAACTCCGGAGAAGTTCATTCATAGTGGAAGTAAGATAATGCTTACTATCGGTAAGATATTCATATAAAATCATTAATAAGTATTCTTTAATTATAGTATTGAATAATTCTAAGAATGCAAATCTATTTATAAAAATCCCCTAAAGTAGAGGATTATTTATTTTATATCTGATACAAAGTGAATCGAAATCAGATCTTGTTAATGCACATTCGGTATTTTCTATCAAGCCTAAACCTGTCTGAATAAGATAAGGCCTCTTCCAGAGATCTCGAATATCGAGAAATGTTTTCGGTATGATAAATCATGTGATGTTTTTAGAGCGTGGCACGAGGATAGTGGTTATATGCAGGTGGAATTGGATCAGGCTTTACGAGAGTATATATAACGACTCATCGAATGGTGGATCGCTTATACTTCTTTCAAGCCGTATCGGTAGATCCACTTGCATACCCACATGCCGAACAAATGTAACATGAACTATGTTCGTGCTTTTTCATCTTTGCTCAATGGCAATTTGAGATCTTCATAATTATTCAGAGATAGTAGTAGGTCAAACTGCATTTTCTGATTGAGCATTTCCAGTAGGAACTTCAGGAGATTGAACATCACCAGAGTAAGGAACTGCTTCTGTTTGAGGTACAGCTTGCTTTACTTCAGGAGCTTCACAAGGTTCAGTGTTAACACTATATGTAGACTTGATCTTGAAGTATTTAGATACCTTCTTTTGGTACATACTCATTTCTTGAACGAGTCCATCCTTCTGCATAGTAGCATGAGTTTGAAGCATATATCCGCGATCCATAGCCCATCCGTAAGATTGGTTGAATCCAGTTTTCTGCTCAACTCCATCTCCATCGACATAAGTCTTAGGAAGATCAAGGAAGGCAATCATGAATTGATTACATTCTTCAGCAAAGGAATCACCCATAGCGTTAGCGAATTGCTGCATCTGTTGTTCAACGAACTGATTGGTAAGATTATTCATAAGAATAGTGGTAAAAAATTAGGAGTTTTTAATCAACGATCGGAATTTCACCGAGAATCTACACCAAACCTTTTTGTAAGGTTTAGCTTCCATGAGGATTCCAGTAGTAGGAACTACGACTGTACGCCCCATAGCTTCTTTTACTCAGAGAGTACATAGCTCGTAAATCGAGATATCAGATCCATTAAGAAGTTCTTTTTTGATTTTATCAAAAATCACATTGATAACATGTGTTGCTTCAACTTGAGTCATTCAAGTTTCTTTTGCAAGATGTTTTGCCAAGTCTCGATTCCTTATCATACTATAGGTGTTTAAAGTAATACTATGATAGTTACTTTAGAAATAAATGCAAATTAATCTTCGAATACAAACCAATCATTTGCAAGAATATCCGTTTGTGAAATTGTCCATGGAACAACTTTATTATCTGTAGTCTTCATTGCTACATATGCTCCATAAGGAACCATATCACCAAAGTGCTTTCTAGCAGCATCAGTTTGTGCCTGATATGCTGAAGCATCTACAAGATATATGAACATGTTCTTTCCATTCCATCATGCACGAGCTAAACAGCGTCAAGCATTGAGATAGTCCATAACTATTCCAATACCAAAATTATCTTTAGGTCCCATAAAATAAAAAATAAAAAAATAAAATTAATCTTTCCAAGTAATAGCTTTCACACACCACATTTGTGATCCTTGAAGTTCAGTAATTGCTACAGAACATAGGCGTTTCACTTCTTGAGATTTTGTAGAAGATCGAAGATCATTCATCTCATCAATGACAACAGCCATAATCTGCTTCACTTTATTAACTTCATCTGATCATCCAGGATTGAAGGTAAGGCCTACAGCCTTTTGTCCAAAACTAAGTTCAGGAACAGGAAGAGTAGATGGATCTGATTCAGGTACATCGTTAGGATTCATATAGAAAAATAAGGAAATAAAAATGGAGCTACTAGAAAGACTTGAACTTTCACACCAAGATTTGCAGTCGAGTGCATTAACCTTTCTGCCATAGTAGCATAAGAGCCATTTAGCTCTTACAGAAGTGATTAACACTTCTTTGTTCCGCCTTTCTTTTTCATAGAAAAATAAAAGTTAGAATATCTCTAAAGAGATACGAAACCAGGAAGACCCTGATCTCGTTCCTACCTAGAGAGTAGGAGTTTTCTTCTTTTCAAGAAGTCGTCTTGGTCGAATGAGTATGATTCATTCCGGTCCATACTTTCTGATGCGATATCCTTTGTAGGGAATGATCTCGAGTATTCGATACTTCTGACACATGTACATTACATCATCTCAGATGTCGTATCATTTGCGGACCCACTTCTTTTGTGATTCTTTTCAAGCTTTTGTTTTTCTATATGCAAGATTCTTCTCTCGAAGTTTCTTTGCAAGTTCAGGATCAGAGAGTCTACGCTCTTTTTCATGATCTCGTTTATGCTGAAGATACTTTTCACGATTGATGATTCTCCAATTTGTATAGGCTATCTTATGCTTATGTGCATTATCTTTTCGATATTGTCTAGCATATGCGGCATCGCACTTCTTACATATTGATCTGTATCAATTCGTTCGATCATTTCTTTTAGCAAACTCTTCGAGATCCTTTTCGGTATTACACCGACTACAGATCTTTATCGAGCTCATAGAATCTTAAGTAATGAAAGTACATCTTCTGATTTGTGTCCATCCCACTCAGGAGCATTATCTATTTCTGAACATGCCATATTATCCCATTCAGATTCTGGAAGATGATATGTAAGAGTCATTCCTGGTGAAGTTCATATTCATGCGATGAACCATCAATCCCACATAGTTCAATCAAAATGTTTCTTAGATTTCCATGGAATCATATCAGTGACAAGACTATCGTTTCATTCACTTACTTCTTCAATAAGAAGCTTGAAATCATTCATCTTATTACAGAGAGTAACAAATAATACCACTCGATGATCATAGAGTTCTTTGAACGAATGATATCAATCGGTGATTAATTCTTTCTGATCCTCGGGAAGTTCTGAAATCATTTTATTGATTTCTTCTACAGTAGGGTTTGCCATAGTGTGAAATTAAAAGATGGAGCGAAACGCGGGATTCGAACCCACGATGCCGGATTTGAAATCCAGAGTCTTAACCGCTAAACGAGTTTCGCGAGCTATTGGTTCTAGCTAGAGCCAATAAGAAGTATCATTTTGTGGTGGCCATAAATGATAAAAACCTCTAATGTTTATCCAAATCAATTCGCTCGAAGCGCTAGAGATCGTTTAGCATATTAGTATGCGTTTATGGAGATCCTTTAAGCTAGGATCGTATATGGTTCGGGAGGTAGGATTCGAACCTACGATCTTTGGATTATGAGACCAATGAGTTGACCACTTCTCTACTCCCGGAAATAATTATAGTATTTTTATTTTTCACTTAAATCTTTTTTTAACTCAGTTGTCACTTATTCAAAAATGAATTCATGCAGATCATACTGAATCTTTTCATACGGGGAAATCTAGTATATATGGATTATATTTTATTGATTCTGTTGGTAGTGAGAAAATCATATGATTATAAATTTAGTAAAGTGATAGTAATATCTTTGTAGATTTGTTTTCTAACTTCATGATATCTTTTCCAGCTTCATATTCAAGGTAGATTTATAAAGTTTTCTTCGGATTCAATGTATTTTAGTAAAATCTCTCTTATTTGTTTTTTAGATATAAGTTCCTCTTCTTCCATTCAAGTTAAATAATACTTTGTTCATTTTCTCTCTAACATTCAAAGCTCTATAAGTTCTGCATAGATTAGTGAGATTGAACGAGTAGATTTATATCAGATATATTTTTGAAGTTCTCTAATAGAAGGCATTCTATCAAATTCTGATACAAACTCTTTTAGTTTAGAGTATAGATATTGTGTATTGAATTTCATAATTATAAAGTGTAAGTAACCTGACTTTCAGATTTACTCATGTCAGTAGTATACAGATCTGTAAATAATTCTATTTTCTTTGCCATACTAAAAGTTGTGTTTACTCAGTTACATTTAATATTAGTTTCTTTAATCTTTTTATGTAGGTCATCGGATATCAATACTGTTTTAATTTACCATATCAATCAGCATCAGTATGTCATTGATATTCAATACATCAAGATTTCGATATAAATGTTTTTTCTAAGATTCTATCTATCATGAAAATATATTGAAAGAAATAAGCTGCTTCATCGTATAACCGACAAGATAGAAGCAAGGTTTAGGTTTTGACCGAATGGACATACATCCGAGCTTTAGGCTCAGAAACCTTTTTGACAAGAAGGCAACCCAAACTTGTTCTCGGGGAAGATCGATGAGTGAAAAGTTCATTTAATCTTTTATCTCGGTTTCCTTTTGAATGCTTATTGGCTATTCCATTATATACATATTCTAAAGAAAGCAAATAATTTATTAACTTTATTCTATAATTAAGGAATACTTATAGATAAGAAATTTTATCAAAGACAAAATCGAGACAAAAGATTTGACTTCAAATAAAAAAAGAATACATTCTCTTCCGTGGTGACTTGTCGTTGCCCTCATGTATTTGCCTAAGACCCAGGTACATGAGGTGTAACTCCTAAAAACTTTTACACCACACACTAACTCCAATCATGGCGGTCTTACACTCTCACGAGTGGCTGTGGTTGGAGTTTTTTATTTACTTAAAATTTCCAATATGCTCGATCAAGGTTACGGCATTATGCCAAATTCCATTCTTTTTAATAAAGAACTTTCAGATAAAGAAAAATTACTCTATTGTCTGATATCGAGTTTATGTGCAAGTGAATGACATTCATGGGCCACGAATCAATATCTTTGAGAAAAGCTATGATTACATAAAGATAATATTTGAAAGTATCTATCTAAGATGGCAAAATCATGAATTATATTTCTACAAGATATTAATAATACAAGATATATCACAATATGTAAGATAGACGAAAACGCCTGGGGGGGTAGGTGAATTCACCTAGGGGGGGTAGACGAAAACACCTACCCTATATATAGGATGAATAGTATAAGTGAAGAAGATAAAGGAAAAGAAGAAACTTCTCACATAGAAGAAAAGAATTCAACAGAGAAGTCTACAAAAAAGCTTTCTTCTTCTATACGAAAAGGTTCCAAACCTATCAGAGAAATTATTGTTCCGCCGGAAAAGCGATACATTGATGAAGTTCTCTGACAGAAACGATGAGTAGATAAGCTTTATGAGATACTTACTCTTCCTACGATGAAAGATTACGATGTTCTTGCACTCGATGATAAAGAAGATCCACGATCATTCACGAAGATTATTTCTCTATACGAATGGCTTCTTGCATTCTTCCAGGAGAAATACGATGGAAAAATCTATAAAGACGATAATGGAAAAATGGTAGGATCAGGAATCATACTCAATGAACTCGATAAATTCATTGCATATTATTCCGAAAAAAAGGATGAAGACATTCTCGATATCAAGGCAAGACTTCGAAAATGGGTTACAAATTCTCTCAAGTATGCGCTTTAATTCTCATTAACTTATAACCTATGGTGGACATATTCAAAGAAATAAAAAATATAACTCTTACAGAAATCCTTGATAAGCTCTGAATCTTCTATGAAGTCGTATGAAATAATATCGAACTCTACGAAGGCGACAAACATACCGACTGATGGCGTTGAGATATCGGATGAGGGTTTATCAAGGATTTTACTTGAAAGCGTGCACAGGGGGATAGAATCACTTTTGTGATGGGCTATCTTGGAATGGAAAAGGGTGAAGCAGTTCGATGGTTTAAAGATGAATTTCATCTTTATGATGATGGAGAGAAGGTAAATGTACGCCAAGAGATGCTTGCAATCGGTAGAGCTACTATGGCAAAAGAGGAAACCGCATTAGCAGTAATAGAACCGAATCATGTTGATGTAAAGGCAAAGTGGGAAACAATGTGAGAACTTTCCCAGATTCAAATTGATTATCTTACTTCTCGATCGGTAGATTATTCCAAGGTAAAAAGATATATTCGAAATAATATCTGATATGTTTGCTGTCCTGTTTCAGCGATATCATGAGCGAGTATCGATATGATCTCACTTCAAAGTCGTGATATTCATACTAAGAAATTCGTTATTGAGAAAGGAACACCAAGTAAATGATGCTTCATTTCTGCAATAGATAAATCAAAAAAATATATCTATGTTGTCGAAGGAATGTTTGACTTTCTCACACTTGCACAGTACACAGATAATGTTATCGGTATGAAAAGTGCGAGTGATGGAGCTGATGTAGTAAAAGAATTTGCTAAGAAATGATATCTTCCGATTCTCATTCCCGATAATGATGAGGCAGGAAAAACTATGCTTACTTTGATGGCAAATGTCCCACATTCAGTATTCGATTTAGCTGAATACAATGTGAAAGACATCAATGAACTCCTGGTAAAATCAGAATATGGAGCATCTATACTCGAGATTATTGAAGATCAGAGAACTCGACCACCACGAAATATCGATTCAGCTATGAAGAAACTTGATTCACTTCAAGCTCTTACTACCAAGCGATGACGACTCGGAGTTGATGGGCCACCTTCAATGAAGAAGATTACTGATCTGCATCAAGGAATTATTGAAGGGAAAGTATATACAATCTGAGCTTATTCAGGTCATGGAAAATCTACACTCAGTTATGAGTATGCTTCATACTTTGTAAAGCAGAGAAAAAAAGTGCTATACTTTTCTGTCGAAGTAGATTCAGGATTACTTCTGAGTTATATCGCTCGAAACTTTTACAAAGTTCCTCATAAAAGCATTATGGATCGTCAGCATAAAATCAATGCAAATGATTTTGATACACTTTATCTCTACGACAATGTTCGTGATCTCGAGACTATGAGTAAAATTGTTATGGAGGAAAAGCCTGATTATGTATTTATCGATTATGCACAGGGAGTTCGATGTGAATGAGCATGAATTTATGAAAAGACTACAAACTATGCACAGTCTATACAGGCATTGGCTATCGAAAGTAATGCAACTATCTTCTCGCTTTCTCAGCTCAATAACGATTCAAGGAATAAAGATGGTGGAGATGTAACCCTTAAAGGATCAGGAGATCTATTCTCTGCAAGTGATGTAATCATTACTATTTCTAAGGATTGAGAATTTACAAAATGTGGTCTTATGAAAAATAAGTTCTGAAAAAAAGATTCATACTTTATTGAGTTTAATTACGATGTCGGAGGGCTTATGCTTATATCACAATCATATCAAAAAGATTGAGTTTAGCTTGCATTAATGATTATTTAAGTATACTTGTAGTATATTAACTTAATCAAACTATGTTTATTCAACAACTTGATGCAGCCATGGAACCTCATAGAGTTCAATTTGGTGGAAAGAAATCAATGAATCGTCTTCTTATGATGAAGACATCTACCCTTGATGAACGATTCATGTTACTTCTCGAACTTCTTACACTTTCCGGAACATTCAGTTATGGAAAGATTCAAGATCCTGAAAGCACTGATTATCAATTTGATTACAACAAACTCTACAAACTTCTTGCTGAAGCAAGTATGTATGTAAATAATCCTGGAATTGTATCAACTCGATTCAAAGAAGCTATTCAATACCTTTCAGGAGAGTTTATTCGAGAAGCTGTAGAATGAGGCGACTTTACTTGTATCTCCGATATCTATAACGGAAAAGTAAAAGTAATTCAGTTCATTACCAAAAAGAATAAGAATGCACCTGGTATATCATTTGCATTCAAAGGAAAAAGCGGAAAGGTCTATGATGGGAATAGACTCCCAGATCTTATGGTCTTCAATCAGGAAGAGCTTCTTGATATCGTAGAGGGAATTGCAGGAGATCCTGACTTCATGATGGATGCTACTCAAAAGCAAGTTATTGATTATGTTCTTGCAAACAAAGATTCTCTTCAAAAGGAATTCCGAAACTATCGAAATACTCTCATAGCATATCTCAACTGGATTAAAGCTCCTGAGATCAGAAACAGTATTATCGTTTATATTCTTGAGACTCTCAAGATAGAACATACATACGGACCAAAAGATCAGAAAGCTGTCATTGCAGCAAAAAAAGCTATTTCTAAAAAAGTAAAAGCATAAATATAATCCCTACAAACCGTAGGGATTATATCAGTTTCTACAATAACATAACTATATTACTATGGCCAACGATATTACAGCTCCACTAGAAGGTGCTGAAGCTCCTGGATTTTTCTCTCGAGGATGAGCGCTCGATAAAGGTATACAATCAGTAGACTCTTTTTTCGAATGAGCAGCCAACATGGTTAAGGATACTACTGTAAAAGTAGTTACTTGACAATTTGATCTCAATCCAATGCTATCTGATCAGGATAAAGCAAAATATAATGTTCCACAACCGATCAGTGATAATGACCGAGCTCTGGCAAAAGAATCGAAAGCTATATCTGGTTGGCAGATGGCTAAAGATATTGGATGAGCTTTGATTGATTTTGGAAAAGATAAAATAGTATGAACAAATCTTTCCAGTAAATTGAATCAATGAATATCAGAAGATGACTTCAATAAAACGATATCGAAATATCGTTGAGATATATCAAGCACGAATAAAATAATATCCGATATCATGTCCGCAGATCCTAAGTTTGCACAGTATCGTGATTTTGATTTTGCTTCTTACAAAAAATATCTTGATGCTAGGGGAATTACTTCAGTTCAAGATCCTGCAGATTATGAAGCATTTAAGAAAGCAGAAATGAGTAAGCTTAATGCTCTTGATCAACAACTCATTGTGTCCCAGTATCAGGAACTTCAGAATACTGTAAGTAAATATCAGCAACAGGCTCAGGCAAAACAAGCTGAACTTGATTGATATCTCAACTCTGCAATCAAATGAGACTGAGAAAAAACTGGTGTACAGGTATTTGAGGATGTAGAAAAGGAATCACAGAACAGATTCAAGGATAGCCAATACCTACAGTATAACCAAAAGGTAGCTACCTATGTTGACGAGATGGTCACTAAGGAACTCGAGAAAGATGGAAAATCAATATCTGGATTAGGACAATCATTCACAAATCTTAAGGACTCTGTTGTGGAACAAATGACTGCATCTGAGATGTATCGTTTGGATCTTATCGGTATGGATGATCTTCCTGATAACGAAAAGTACGCGCAGATGTGGGGAGAAGCAAGTCAGAAATTCTACAACTTCAATTACGAGTTCATGCGTAGACTTTCTGCAGAGAAAGACAAGCCTGAAAATAAATGAGTTGATGAGGTTGCGCTTCGTCAGAGAGTGCAATTAGAAACGTGGAGAGCTACTTCTCCTGAAGATAAAGAAAAGATGCGATGACGAGAAGCATTAGCTACTGGAATTAATGCTATGGTAAATGCCAAACAATTGGGAGAACGTATTACTGATCTCAATCCTCAAGCTCTTCTTGATGGGCTATCTCTCGTAGGTACTACATTTCAATCCTATGTAGACCAAGCATTTGATTATAATCAGGAAATCCCACACTATATTCAGCAGGAGACTAGATCACTTCTTTATTCTGATGAGGGAAACCTCAGGAAATTTTGATCATATCTATCATACAATGCTGATGCTCTTGCATCGATGGCTATTCCAATAAAGGGAACTGGAATCGTGACTAAGGGGGTCGATAAGCTTATTGATGTACTCGCAAAGAATACAGATAAATTTGTCGGGATATCTACTAAGGTATGATTTACTCAATGATTTTTGAAGTTTATTCCAAATGCAGCGAAGGGTATTTCTAATAGCCTAGTTAATGGAGCAGTAGGTGATCCAGTATTTGATAATCTCATGATGCAAGCGCCTACGGCTGCAGTTGAGACAATGAATAATATTGCCAATCTATTCTTTGATGCCAGTCTATTTACTGGAGGTAAGTGACTTGTATACGGTTTAGAATGAACAAAAAATATGAATGGATTAATGTTCAAGTTTCTCCACTGAGATGAGGCTGCAGCTGTTAAAGACTGGACTAAAGCATTCAATGATCACTATAATCCTGGACAAGCAATTAGCGAGGCACAAGGTCGAGAGATTCTTGAGCAAGGCAAGAAGCTTTATGGTAACATGTATTCACCTCAAGAAATCAAAAAAACCTTCAATGAAAAATGAGGGATTTATCGTTATCTTGCGGACAATGTTTCCCAGATGACTGACTCTTGAATAAAAGAAGTACTCACTGGTAATGGTCTTGGAATTCGTATTGAGGATCTTGTAGGCATTCCAAGAAAAGAAATTGATAATCTCAATGGTCTTTTCGATGTTCATGCAAAAGTTTCTAATGATGAGACAAAGACTCGATTAGTATCGACTCGTATAGAAGAGAAACTCAATGCCATAAATGATTTTGTATCTAAGTGATCCCCTTATGATGATGTTATCATTCAGCAAAAGATGAGAACTAATCCTGAGTTTCTGAAGGAAGCAAAGGTAGTTGAAATAAAACTCGCTCAGATAAAGAGTCTTATGAAGGTTCCTAATTCTACCGATGAGATCAAGGGTCTTATTGGAGAAGTAGATGATAGTATCCGTATGATGAAGGAGAACTATACCAATAGACAGTGGCCAACACAGGTCACGCTTGTAGATAGTGCATCCAAAAATGAAATCAAGATAGGGATAAAGGATCTCCGAGCAGATCTTGATGGAAAGAATTTCTCTGATATCGTAGCCGAAGGTCGTGTTACAATCAAGAAAGATACCAAAAATATCAAGCAATGAGACTATTTCATCAAAGGAGCTGAGAACAATGTCTTTTCTTCTTATGTGGAAAGTTTCATGAAAAACATCGAGAATGATATTTCTGAGTTTGAAATAGCAAATAATCTCGATCCTCTTACGGACAAGATTCGTCATTCTATTCAGAATGGTCTTCTCAATACTGGTAAGGTAGAGTTCTGATACCTTGCTAAATTTACCGGGGAGCAATATGATACTCAGATAAAGGCTCTTTGAGAATTCGTTAATAAGACTCTCAAGAATTTCTATGGTGAAAAATTTGTTAATCCTGAAGTACATTTTCTTGGAAAACAGCTTGTTAGTAATGAAGATGTAATAAAGGGATTCAATAATAATCCTGGATACATCAATCTCACATATGGTACATTTGCTAAGACAGATGATGTTACAAAGATTACTGGTACAAAAAATATATTCTATGTATCTTTTGGAAAAGATATTGCTTCATCTGAAGTATTTGCCAAAAAACTCGATGGGAATCCTAAAGGAACATGAGCTACCGTTACTGCATATATCGCAAGCGCATCAAGTATCAACAAGCTTATTGTGAAATATGGCATTCAATCGGATTGATCTATTGATTTTTTCAAAGGGTTACAGAAGGCAAAGATTGTAGAATCTACAGCTAATGTAGATGGACTATTTATCGATTGAAAAATATCTCAATCAGCTATTGCAAAAATACTTGATGATGCTATCAAGTGAGAAGATATGGATGATCTTACTAGAAAATGAATTCTTGACCTTGCTAATGGTCTATTCTCGGCATCAAGGCAAGAGGACTCTATGGTAATTAAGCCAATGATATATTCTCTAGTATCAAAATACTATGATAATAAGCCACTTATTGACGAGTTATTCACAAGATTCAGAATAGATAAGCCAGACTTCATCAAGGCATTTGCTGATATATTGATGAGTCCTGATACGTATAAAGACATTGCAGCGAAGATGGCATCTCGATGAGATCAAAAAGTTCTTACGGAATCATTCAGAGTAAAACATCAGCAAGCTTGGCTCGAGTATCATAATAGGCTTCAGTCTATTGTGGATAAACTTGATATCCAGATTGATGATGCTAAAGCCACGCGTAAGCTCACTGGATCAGCTGAGGCTCGAGAATTTATCGACATGAATATTGAAACTCTCAAGTCCAAAAAGTCTTCAGTACTCAAGGTAATGAAGAAAGAACAGGAGTTCAAGAATAATCTTCTCGAGAAAAATCTCCAAAATATCAATGTGGAATACTTGAAAAATATCTCTAATGATTTTTCTTTTACGAAACTTCTTCGTAGAGAAAACCTAATAGGCAAAGGAAATCCAGAAGACCAACTCAAACAATATGTCTCAATGCGAGAACAGATCAAAGATCTCTATCCAAAGCATAGAGATGTCTTTGATAGTCTCATTAGAGATATTGAGAAAGTCACTGATCCTATGGCTACTATGGCCGATCGTGCTAATCTTATCCAGAAATATGAGGATATGGCGTTCTCATCTGATATTCTGAAGGATACCGTAGACAAGATGATTAGGCAGTATCTGTTTCCCCAGGATGGTATTTCTCTATACGATGTATCATATCTCAGTAATATGATTGATTCGATGAAGGGAAAATACACTTATAATTTTGCCAAAGAAAATAACCCACTCAAGAAATGGTTATGAGGATGGATCAATAATACGAACACCGGTCGTAATGATGTACTCGAGGCAAAGATCTCTGAGTATTTCAAAGAACCAACAGTCAAATCTGCTGATGAGATGTATGATAAGAATCCAGAGTTCAGAGATATGATTGATAGCCTTCGAGCTCAATCATCTTCAGAATGAGATGTAGATGTTCCAAAAGTCTATGTTAAGGCTATTCGTGATGGAAAAGAATCTGTTCGAAAATTTATCTCTGAGATATTTCATAACATCGAGATAGATACCGATAGTCGTTGAAATATTAGCGCTGAGCTAGTGGATGACATATTAAATGAGTATGACATCATCAAGAAGCTTAAAGCCATCGCAAATCGCAAATTATCGAAGAATGATATCAATGTGTCGCTCATAGAGTGAGAAACAGAATTCGATAAGGTATTTTCAATCCGCAATGATAAGTACAATGAGAAGGTTCTTCAGATAGAAAACATGGAGAAAGCATGAATGAACTTCAGAGCTATCCGTGGATTTTCTGTAAACCAAGCATGATATATTAAAATTGGGGATACTACTCTCAACAAACTCTACGACCAGCATATAGTAGATTCTTTCATCAAAGATAAAGAGAATCCAAATTTTGCTTACTCTACATCTTCAGAGAAGTATAAGCTTCTTACTAAGATTATAAATAATACCTTATCTGCTGAAGATTATAAAATATTAAATATTCAATGATGAAAAGAGACAGTATCGTTAAATAAAATTAAAAATTTAATTGCTAAAAATGATAAGGAATTACTTACTAAGTATTTATCATTATCAAATAAAAAGTCAGACTCAATTGAATGAATCGTAGATTATATATCTTCTGATCTTAGATCTTGGATATTTGATTGAGATTGAACACTTAAAGAAAATATAAAAGCTAATTTATCTGAAAAACAAATAGAGCAAAATTATAATACTTTTAAATCAAATTATTGAGAATGAAATAAGGATTTATTTGATTTTGAAGTATCTCTTATTAAGAAAATATATGAGAATATTGATTCTATAATTCAAGTAGAATGATCAGTTATTGATCGGAAATCAATTATTTCTCAGCTTGGAATCCCTGAGGATCATGTATTCGTAGGAAACTTTGGTGATAAAGATTCTCTCTACACTACTTACAAATCTGGTCTTGATATCTATACTGGTAAGGTTATTCCGGAAATAGAGGCATCCATCTACAAATATGAGTATGCTTTTGCTAATGGATATACTACTGGTAAGATGGAAAGTTTTGAACAATTCAAAAACAAGTTTCTTACAAAAAAGTTCTCTTCGTTCGAAGAATATAAGAACTATATGCATGATAATGTTTATGAAACTGTCAATGGAAAACGAGTGAACCAGTATATTCTTCCTCGTGATACTATCCGTAAGAGAGAGGCATTCAACATGAGTAACGATACTACTTTCGAGGATTATGTTGTGCCTACAAAGACTTATATCATCGAGAAGGAACTCAAGCAAATACCAGAACTCCAAAATTTCCCTATGGTAAATGGAGAGTTTGATGGTGGAATAGATGATCTCATGAAACTTATCTCCGACTATCCTGAAAGTGAGGTAGCTACAGTTGTCCAAAAGAATTTGGATAACAATGTCTCAGTAGAGAAGATTATAAACTTTCTGAACACGACCTACAACAATGATCTTCAGGATGGTACTTCATTCGTATCCAATGATCTCGCGAGAACTCGTGCATTTATACAGTGAGGGAACCGTGGGGTAAAAGATTTTGATGAAGGAAAACGACAATTCAAGGATCATTACTATGGAGATCTCTGAAACAAAAGATTTTGAGCAAAGACTTTGTTCAATGCTTCAGATATTCAGTTTGAATGAGCTCCTATCAAAAATGCTGTAGTCGTTGGTGATTCATCAATGAAGCTCAAGGGTGGATACAAGAAGTATGATGAGCCGAAGGAGATCATGATCGATGGCAAGATGCATAAAGTTCTCGGGGAAGTGGAAGGAACCAATACTTCATTCTTCAAGAATGCAGCAAGTGATTCATTCAAAGACCATTCAGATCTCACGATGAGTGATTCTATCAAGGGTAGGATACCTGTAGAGCACGCAAAGGCTATTGAGCAACTTCAGATCCGTGATATAAAGCTCGCATTCCAGGAGGCCCTTTGAAGTCTTTCTGACTATAAGATATCTCTGAATTCCTTTGGAGATGTTACGGAACTTATCAAACTTATCAGTTCAGAGGCTAAGATTGGTATGGGTGCTGATGCAATAGTGAAGGGGAAGATGACAGATCTTCTCGTCAAGATTGACGGTATTATCAACAAGCCAAAGAATCCAGGACAATCTATGTTCATCCGAGAATCGAATCTCGATATCGGTCGAAATGAAGTTATCATGAGTAAGGACTCGAGTTTCGTTATTCAGGCTCGTAAGGAAATTCAGGATGAGATCGATAAGCTCGATCCAAATACTGATGTAGAGAAGATCGCAGAGCTCAAGAAAGACATGAAGGATGGTCTATACACGGTAGGATACCGATATCCGGTTCCATCTATCTACAATCTTGGAGTATATAAGATCCGTATCCAAGAAGATCTTGATCCAAAAATATTTGGACAGTACAAGAACATGGGTAAGGATCAGGTTATTACACATCCACTCACCACGTATATGAAGCTCGAGGGAGATAATGACGGTGACCACGTCTTCTTCTTATCTGCGAGATGAGAGATGGGTAAGATACTTTCCAATGCTGTTCTTTGAAAAAAACCAACAGAAGAAATCATTCCTATCCTCAAGTCAGGAAACTGGGATAATAAGTTTATCGTGGCAGAACAGGTTGAGAAGGGCATAGTCAATGACTCTGAGGATGTATCTCTCCTCGATTCTCGATCGATAGCACTTGAGGCAAAGGCTTCTATCGGTGTAGTATCGGCTACTCTACGTACTCTCGGTACACTGAGTCAGATGATGTGAGATTCGCTGAATGATGATAAGAAACTATTTTTCCAGGAGATTATTCCTTCTGAATCTGGGAAGGCAAAATCTTCTAATAGTGTGAAGACTCTCAAATTTATCAAGGATAAGATCGGTGACCTATCTTCAATAAAGAACAATCCAGAATTTGATGCACTTGCTGCATCGATTCTTCAGACAACTCTCGACTTTGGTAACTCAGGAAAGACAACATTTGACAAGGATTGGTATATGGATCTTTTGGAAAAGGTATGAATACCTCGAGAAAAGATTCCTGATATATACTACTCTATCATCTCCCCATTATCTATTGGGTACAATAAGACTGACATCAAACAAGGATACAAGCTTTGACTTGCTACGTTTGCACCTTCGTATAAAAAAGATCTCCTCTATTGAGTTACTGGTTCAAAAAGAGATATCTATGAGTTTCTTCTTGAGGGAGAAGTGTACAATAAGCGATCGATAGCTCAATTTGTAAATGATGTGAACAAGACTCATGATCTCAAATTCATCACAGATACATTGATGTCATCATCAAAGGATATCAATGTGAAAGCAATTATCGATTATATGAATAAAGAGATCAAGAACTTCTCTACTCTTGGTTATATCAAGAAAGAGTACCGTGGTGATTTCAAAAAATTCATAGGATCTCTTGGACATTCAGATCAGGTTCTGGAAACAATGAAAATGATAGATGACTATCATGAGATCCAAGATAACTACCTGGCAAAGAAAGAAATCAGTAAGAATCTTATTTCAAAAGTAAATAGTTTGAGCCCTGATGAGCGTGCTATAGCTGCACTATATGGTGCAGCTAATGGGGAAAGTAATCTATTCAATTACTTCACTACTCCTGAGAAACTTCTTTATCTCACGTCATCTGATCAGACATTTGTAAAAGATATAGGATCAGTATATGGAATAAAACTTCCAAAAGATTCTCTTGATTATTGATCATTTAAAGATGAGATCATAAAAAATATATCAGATCTTACTAATGATCTGAAGTGAGAAAAGGATGAGTGAGCAATAGATGCAATCGAGTATAATCTCGAGAAACAGAAAGCAGCACTCAGCGATATCGATCAGCTTATTACAGATCTCGAGGCTAAGAAGGATATTCCTGATGACATTGTGATAGATGAAGTCAAGATCCCAGAAGTATGAGAAGTCGTGTTTCCAGAGTTCACATTTGCAGAACTCGATACATCTCCACAATCCGCTAATGAAATTCTTTCAGAGCATGTCGATATGGTAACGCTCGCTAGAGATTGATGGAAGCTCACTATGCAAAGCATGTTCAATAAGTATAGTCCTCGATTGGCTCTCAATTTTGATACATTGGCAGACTTCCTCAATGCCAAGAATAGGGTTCTATCGAATGCTAGTAACGAACATGTCCGTCAGTTCGGTGATCTATTCTTTGGATACAAAAATTCTATATACCGACAACTCAAGAAAGCATGAGTTCCTAAAGAGAAGCTCGATCGTTTAGGTCTTGTTATTCAACACTCTCTGATTGGTAATGCTGGTGGAGTATTCCATTGAATGGAACAGGATGTAATCATCAAGAAGCTTACTGGTACTCTCGAGGAATATGGTGTAGGTCATCTTATCAATGATCCAAAATTTATGGATGAGATCTTTGACTACAATGATAAGGTAATATCTGTAGCAGTAGAGAAGCTTAATCAGATTCAAGAATCATTTCACTTCGATATCTACAATTCGTATAAGGATCTCGATCTCTCTATGATCACAGATCTCTTCGAGGCTCATAAGTGAGATGCACAGTTTGCCCTTAAGCTCACTGGTATTAAAGATCGACAAGCATTCGAGAAATACATAATGGATAATGCAGCACAGATGGGGGAAAAACCATTGGAAGCAACAGTCAGATCAATGGGGAATGCGGTATATAAGAATCATAGTGGTATGGACTTCGTATTGAACTTTGTGAAATGAGTTCATTACGAGATGACATATGGAACCGCAGCAACATTACTCACTCAGAATAATATAGTTGCCGGCCTTACTCAGATTCTTCCAAATTATACAGAGCTCCGATCGTTTATTGATAAAGATCCTTCTGCTATACGAGAATGACTTTATGTAATGTCGAGATATAATCTCCTCGACGCTGAAGATGTACTGCAAATGGGTACATGATTCTGAAAGAATATGAAGAATACTTGGCTCGGATGAGTAATCCAGAAAGCAACGAAAGATCTCACAGAGGGAACACTATCTGCAGTTTGAGTTACGAAGAATAAAGCTATACGAGCATCAGAGTTCGTTGATTCCGTAATGAACAATATGCTTGGATTCAATGACTGGCCGCTTGAGAATCTTCGTAAGATAGTCGCTACCAAGAAAGCAATGGATCAGCTATGATATAAAACTGCGAAAGAACTAGAGGATGCAATAGAAAGAGGGTGATTAGATTTTGAGATGGCATTCAGATCACATGTAAGAAGAAACTTTGCCAATACTGGATGATGAGTAGTGTCATCTTCCCCAATTGCGTCAGGAACAGTATTCGAAAATTCATATGAATACTTGAGAACAGGAATAGTCCCAGTAGACTTCTTCGTAGAATTTGGTGTGAAGTCCCTCTGATATCTTATGTGATGGTCATTTCATAAGTCGGCTACTCTCTTAGAGAAAGAATCAGCATTATTCACATGATTAAAGAAGCTTGTCATAGACAAAGATCCTAGAGCATTCAAGGCACACTTCAGTGATTGGGCTGCATATAACCTCATGTTGGGAAGACAGGTAGGAACAACAATGGGTCTCTATCTTAAATTCCAGAAATATGAGAAAGATAATGATGATCGTATATCTTTGGCATCATTTCAGAAACAGTTCAATAATGCTTTTGTAGCAATACTAATTCCTCTCGAACGACATTTCGCAGCATTCGAAACTGCTGAAAAACTTGGGACTGGATCAGATGCAACCCTCTATACCATGAATAGTGTCTTCAAACAGATGACTCGTCTATTCAAACAATGAGCGTTCTTCAATACAATGTTTGATCGTTATAGGGAGAAAGAGGCATTAGGTGAAGCAGATATGCTTGATGCAATGCAATATGCAATGGATGTTCATTATACTGCATATATGAGATTCTCTGGGATGCAGACTACCAATGATTATTATAACACCCTTGGACAGCAAACTAATCTTGGAATCTTATGAGTAGGTGGTAATACACTTCAAGATGATATTGCAAAAGAATTGATGGAATGAAGTACCTTTACATCTTGGAAAGAAAAATGATTCATCTGAAGTCTTCTATCAGGATTCAGTCAAATGTTTAGGACATCGGATACAGATCTCTCAATGAGCGTAGCACAGGATCTTGCAAAAGAGATTCGTGATAGAGTCACTCGTGATCCACAGTTATCAAAACTTCTTAAAGGATGACAGATTGGTACTGGAATACAGGACTATAATATCACTAATCTTGTAGGAAATAACAAGATAATGTCTCCTGAGGAAGAATGAGCTACATCAGATATATGGAAAGAAATTCAGTACTATGCCTATAAGAGCATCGATAAAGATGGAAAGCTTAAGGTGTACGGATCTGATGGAAAACTTATTGTCCAGGACAAGATTCAACAGATTCTCGAAGAGAGAATCACCAAGGAGCTGGCAAAGAAATGAATCAATATTTCTGATATCATTGCTAGATGACCTGGTTACGATCCAGCTCTTTTGAAAACTATTGCAGTACTAGGTCTTGATTCAGAGCTTAAGACTCCGCTAGTGATTGCAACTCTTATGGAAATGGAGAATAAGAAGCTCAATGCAGATAGAAAGAAGACGGAGTGAGTTCTCACCGGTGAGAAGTCGGCATATGGAACTCCATATAAAACTCTTACAACAGAACAGTATATCCGATCTCAGCGAGATATTATTCTGAAGTACCAAGAATACTTCAATCTTGATAATAATCTAGTGCAGTCCATCATAGAGAAACACATTGCCAAGAATAATGTTGATCTTTTCGAGAAGTTCGATAAGGTGACAAATCTTAAATTTATCAAGAACGATGTATACGATCTGGTGAAGAGAGAGTATCTAGCTAGAAGTGTTATGAATAACTGAGATACGAAGGTTTCATCACTTCAGAGTAGATACGCTCTTGCATATAAGGGAATAAAAGATTCAGAGACATGAGTACAAGTTGTACTTAATCATCTCAGAGAAATTGAATCGCTTCCTGCTATGGATGCTAAGACGAAGCTCGCGAATCAAGCAGCAGCTCTTATGAGCCTTAATACAACTCAATACGGATTACTCAAGAATAATAAAGAGTTTGCTAAACTTACGGAAGATTCTCAGAAGCAAATTACCAATTGGTTATTCAAAGTATCATCAGCAAGTCTTGATTTTGATAGCAATACAATGGCATCAAAAATGAATCAGGCTGCATGATCTCGTCAGGCCACTGGTAAATGATATGCAAGAGTTCTTCCTAAGCCTCAAAGCTCATCATTCTCATGACAGAGACCAAACTTTTCTCAGCAGTTTTCTCCTATTAGAGATTTCATTCCTGGAAAGGAGAAATATCTTTCTTCTGATCCGAATAGATTTCTACAGGCAAAACAAGATTTTATTCCTCGGAATAATCTCTTTAATCCTGCGCAATTCCCAATCGTTCAGGAGTATGCAAAAATTATGATTAGTAACATATACTACGGTTATGAATCAAAAGGAACTATTCGCACTGGTTCTTGAGATAAAAAGTTTGATAAAACTCAGAATACGAGTATAAAGATAGCGAAACCAAAGAAAGCCAAAGCCACAAAAGAATTTAAAAAATTCAAGATAGCTCCAAAAGTATCTATGTGAATGCGGCCGGATCTTCCACTCGCTAACTATTGAGACTAATGTCAGAACAATTCAACGATTCATTCGAAATAGTCTCCGCTGAGGAGAAACAAAAACAACTAGCTGCGTTATGAGTTCCTCATGACACAGCTAAGTTTGTGGTTAAGCTTCAACAAAGACTTATGAAAATGAATGTAAATGAGGATTTTATTGTTGATAAGATTATTGATCTTCTTGACACTACTATCACAACAAATTCATGAGAAACGTATAAGGATGGGAAGACAAATCTTGAAGCATTAAAATTAGTGCTTCAGATTCTTGGAATGAAATGATTAGGTAATACCACAAATATTGCCTTCTTTTCAGGTACACCTGTTAATAATTGAAAACTAGAATATTAATATGATCAGTTTATCTGAGTTTACGAATGCACATCTCTCGTATAAATCAAATGAAGATTACAAGAAGTTTCTTGGATCGTTTGTTGTTGATCGATGAGTACTAAAAAATAGTAAGAAACTATTCTATACTGATGCAGATCTTCAGGTATATGATGTGTTTCGTGTACTTGATGAATCTTATTTCAAGAAGTTCAAACCATTTGAATTCAAGAAGATCGAGTTCAACTATGATAAAGGAATGATTAAAGAGTTCTTTGATAACAAACCTTTTACTCTTGAACTTCCTATATGTCGAGATGGAAAAGACATCACCGATAACTTCATTCAGCATTTTATCGGTCCTATGGCCAAGGAACGAATGATTGATGATATTCTCTTTAGTATCATTAAGACCATCTGTTACTCATTATGAGTCTATTACAATGTAAAGACTGGAACAATCTGATTCTGAACTACGAATAGGAAATCAGTTGTAGGAAAATGAAGCGAAAGAACTTCAGTATCTATTACTGAGATCAATCTCGAAGATGTTCTTCTCGCAGAAATTCGACAGGGATATATCAATCATAAGATTGGCGACAAAGATAGACAGTATGCTTATTCTCATATGCTTCGCGCACATGGAAAATTTAAGCTATTCAACTGGGCCAAGAAGGTTACACTTCAATGGACCAAGTATAATATCATTGCAGCCTCTCGTACTCAGGGAAAGACATACTTCTGTTCAGAAGTAGCTGCACGAGAACTATTAAAAGAATGAACTGGATTTTGATGAAGACCATATAGAGAAATCAAATACTTTGTACCTGATAAAAGTAATATTGGTGATCAGGCCATGACCTATATCGAATCATTACTCGGAGATCTTCTTGAGAAAAAGATCGATGGTAAGATGGCATTTGAGATTAATCGAGCCAAACAGGTCATTAAGTGTAATATTACCGGGAATATATTCAAGGTAGTATCACTTTATAATCTTGATCGATGAGATCCTGAACTTGGTAACTCAACTGGTGAAGGTATCGCCTGTGACTTTGCTATCGTAGATGAGGCAGCTCGTATTCCTGATTCATTTTGGATATCATTCCATCAGCGTGCTGCATTCGAAACAGATACATTCCTTATCGTTACTACTATCAATAAGGAAACTCCTGTGGATCATTGGTTCTATAGGCTTCTTATCGATGGGGAAATGGGTAATCCACTTATAACATCATATCGTCTTACAGTAGATGATAACGAAGCCATGAGACAATGAAAGACTGAAGAGCAATTTCAAGTTCAGCTTGAACAGGTTAAGAATGCACTTCGAGCATGAGGTGATCGTGAGTTCTATGCTAAGGGATATTGTATGATTCTCGAGGAATCAAACATCTTCAATACTGGAACATATCTCTCAGCTCCATCTACATCAAGTATAGACTATAATGATCCGAGAATCCTTGGATTCGATCTTGGTAAGCTTACTGATACCTGTGGATTAGTGCTTATCAATCTTCGTACTCGTAAGATTGAAATAGCTGATAAGGTACTTAATGCAAGTTATGGTACTCAGCTTCAGTATGCTAAAGAATTCAAGGAGAAATATAAACATCTTCTTGTTATTTGAGATCGAACCTGAGTAGGGGAAGCAGTATCGGAGCAAGATGTAGAGTGAGTCGTAGATTGTTGGATTAAATCTACAGGAGCCGGAGAGCTTTCATATAATAAACAATTCTGATTTTATACCTGTAACAAGGGAAAGATCATTAACACTCTCGCTACTGTATTCAATTCAAACATTCTTAAGATATCTTCAGATCTCGGAGATCTTATCGATCAGTTGAACAACTTCGTAAAGATGAAGTCTGCTCGGGGTGAGGTTATTCTCTATAAGGGAAAATGAAAAAAGAAAGATGATCTTGTATTATCTGCAGCTTACGCAGTGATTTATATGTATCTTATTCTTGGACTAAAGTCCATTGCGGATATCGAAAACTATGTAAATGAAACTTGCGAAATGCAAACCTACCAATACAATGATACTCAAGAGTCGGAATCTAATTATCATAACTGATTATACTAATGGAAAATAATCTTATCACTACTTGAGAAACTACTTTTTCTCCTGAAGATAAAAAACATCTTGATGATGTTAAGCAGGTAATCTATTCCACGATGATGGAATTTCATAATTATGATTTCCCAAAATATATTCAGAACTACAAAAAGTATCTTGGCTTTGTGGCTGATCGTATGAAGGATCTTGATCCTTGGCAATCAAATGTTAGCTACCCTCTTGTAGCATCGACTATCGACACTATGTTCGGTAATCTTTTTGATTTCGGATATGAGTTTGGAATCAATGAATCAAAACTTAAGAAGGCTTGTAATGAGGCTTTTGATTTCCGAGGATCAGGTAGATCTACTTTTAAAGAAGTTACAAAGGAAGCTCTTATCTGTGGTAAGGCTTATGCAAAAGATTATCTTATCAAAGAAACAAAGAAAGATACATTCTTCAATAAAGACATTACTACTGAGATTAAGACTCCATCAATGCATTATGTTTCAGTATTTGATGTGATGTATGATCGATCTCGAGGATTAACTGAATCACCATTCAAGATCATTCGAACCTTTACTACTGGTGAATCTATTAAGCAGAAAGTTCTTCCGCTTATTCTTCAGTCATATCCTACTGAAAGACATAAAGAGGTAAGAAAAAAGTTTGATGGTCTTCTTAAAACATATAAAGATAGTCCTGGATCTCGATTTAGTATGTATGATTATAATCCTGTAAAGTCTCTTACAGCTACTACTCAATACTATAATAGTAAGGCAGGAGATATGAACTATGTTCTTCCTCATTGTGAAAAGAGAGAAGGACTTCTTGCATGATATACTGCCGATGGAACCCTCGGACAAAATGCAGAGAAGAATAATTATTTTCTTTCAGCAAATCAGTCAAACTATGAGCTTGTAGAATATACAACTTGTGATGAGAAAATTATCTATATCAATGGTAATGTTATCTATAAAGGTCCTAAGCCTTTTTCTATATGAGATATTCATGAAATTAATTACTCAATGATCCCTGGTACTGGTAATGCGAATGGTGTAGCAGATGATCTTGGAAATCTTCAAGACATCAATGAGTCTCTTTGGAATGCGTTCATTGATAACATCAAACTTATCCTTGGACCTATGTTTGCTGTATCAGGTAATCTTCCTATAGGAAAGAGTGGAACTATTGACTTCAAGAAATTTAAAGCTATTCGTACAAACGGACAATCTTCTATTGAGAAGATTCAATTAGGTGTCACAGACTTTGCTCCTATCAACTTTATGCAAATGACTGAAGGCCTCGCTGAGAAGCGTTCTGCTACTGGTAACTATATTACCGGTGGTGGTGGTTCAATCGAGCGTGTATCAGGCGGTATTGATATGAAGTTCAATCAATATAAATCTAAACTTTCTCCTATCACCGATAGTATCGATCAGATGATGGGGAACATCGCTCGTAACTGGGTATTCATGTTCTTTAAATTCTATACGAAAGAAGAGCTTGAATCTATGGATATCATAGTTGAAGAAGTTACTAATCCTGATACCAATGGAGTAGAGAAGTTTGATACCTTCACCGTTAATAAGATTGATATCAGAAAGATTATTGATGAGCGACAAATCACATTTACCTACAACTCTCTTGATAAACTTACCAAGGAGAATAGTCGTAAAACAATTATGGAATCTCTTCCTGCTATGCTTCAATATGTTGCAGGTCAGGTGAATATGAAAGAGCTTATTAAAGTTCTTGCATGACAAGACTTTGATCCAGATCAAATCATCAAAGAGCAAAAAGAACCTGGTGCGTATGGATGAAATGATCAAGTTGCTCTCGGAGATAATTCTTGATATAATACACAGAAGGGGGAAAGCGATTGGAAGTATGATAAGCCTTATATGAAATGATCAAGTCAATTCATGCCTAAGGCCCCCTATAATCCTCAGGATACATGAGCTGAGCCTGCTGCACCTGTAGATCAAACACAATTGTCAGATGAACAATTAATTGCTGAATTATCTAAAGTAACTGCTTAATCATACTATGAATACATTCATTATCTTTCTGCTAAAGAAAGCCAAAAAATTTATTGACAATCTCTACTACAATAAATACTATATTAACAAGCAGGAACCATTAGTTAGAAAAATGTTTCCTTGAATAACACAAGTATCTGAATACAGATTCGTGTGAGATTATCTTAAAGATAAAACCGCTCATGATATTTCCGACCTGAACAAACTCGTACTGAGTTACTACTGGTGAGAAGTAAACATGGCAACAACAAACAAGAAGTTCGATCGTATCGAACATCTTAACTCCCTGGTCGAATTTACGGAAAGTATTTCCGATTATCATTCTGAAGTTCTAATCTCTAACAATACTGAAAATGCCGAATCCAAATAATGATGGTATTCTCTTCTGAGAAGAAGATAAGTCACCTGCTGAAGTTAAAGCTTCAGATATTACACTATCTAGTGATGATAAGAAGGATGCTCCTGTAGAGGACAAAAAAGAAGAAAAGGTTGAAGCTGAAACAAAAGTTGAAGATACTACCAAAGATAATGACTCTGATAAAAAAGAGCCTGCAGTCGAGGTAGAAACTAAAGCTCAAGAAGATGCTGAAGACCTAGATCTCTCTGATCTATTTGCAGATCTTGATGATACAAAATCTGCCATTGATGATTCTAAAAAGATCATAGATGATATTACCGCTTCAGGTACTATCACTCCTGATCAAGCTAAAGAACTTCAAGCTCAGAATGCTATTCTTCGTGATATCAATGATAAGAATGAGAAGACTATTAAACGCCTTCTCAACGACTCAGTTGATATCTCTTATAAGAATGCAGAACTCGAAGCATTCGGATGACTATGAACAAATCCAAATGTATTGATTCTTTCTAAGAATCTCGAGAAGGCACAGGCCGGTGATGATAAATCTAAATCTAAGGTTATATCAGTTCTGAAAAGTCTGTATGAAGAATTTACTGGTGAGGATCTTGAGAAGTCAAAAGTGTCACAGCAAACAGATTTACTCGCTGCTGTTGATAGTTACAACTCTTCTTCAAATCCAAACATCAAAACAAAGACTTCAAACGCTATTGAGTGACTCTCAATGTAATTTATATTCTATATTTTTTCTATTATGGCTGATGCTGTTGGTACTACTGGTACCGTGGACTGAGTCCTAAATGTCGTTACATCTAAGGGAATCCAAACAATCAACGCTTGGATCCGCGATTTTCCTGCCCTCATGTATGTTGGTATGAATCTTCAAAACATGTTCAAAGATGGAGGAACTCTCAAACGAGGTGGTCTTTCATTCGCTGATCAGCAATCTCTTAAGTTTAAGAATATCGGTTCTCTTGAAGCTGATATGTCAGTAACTAAGAATGAAGTAAAATGGTACGAAGTTGGAGCATTCGCTGATAGCGCGCTCATTACTGAGGCTAATGCATCTGCAGATACTACTGTTAAGGTAGCACTCGCTGATCTTGATATCTTCAATGTTGGTGACGTTGTTGCTATTCGTGCTAAGTCAGGAGGTACAACTCCTAATGCTCAAGCAGAAATTTCTTCTATCAATACTAGTACTGGACAGATTACTCTCGATACTGCAGTTGTTACTGCTGTCGGTGATTCAATCATGTTTGCTTACAACCTTATTACTCATAAGGCTGAAATCGATCGTACTGTAAATGGTACAAATCAAACTCCTGTTACTACTTACTTCCAAAAGTTTGGTGGTTCAGTTGAATTCGATTCTCAGGATCTCAATGTTACTCGTCTTCTTACAGACGCACAGGAGTATGTTAAGGGTAAATTTGCTGTTACGATTAATCTCGCCAACAACACATTCGCTCGAACATTCTACCTTGGTCGTAATATTTCAGGTACTAAGAGTGAGACTCAGGGTCTTGATGCACTCATTACTGAGAAGGCAGTTCGTGATGGATCTGCAAATGTAATCATTGACTTTACTGGTGTGACTGTTGCTAAGGATAAGGCTAAACTTCTTGTTAGGACTCTTAACGAAGCTTCTTCTGCTCCTGTCTATGTTGGTGGTGAAGTTCCTACAGTTTACTGTAACTACGCATTCATCGATGCTCTCTCTGAGATCCTCTATGATATGGGTAACTTCTATACTCTTAAGGATAAGGAAATCGAATTTGGGCTTACTCAATATTCTTCTCCTTACTTCAAGAATGTACAGTTCATTGTTGATACTGTCCTCAATAATCTTGAGCAATATCAGTCAGTTGCTTACGTCTTCCCTAAGCATCTCGTTACATTCAAGACTCCTGAGTACCAATCAGTAAATGAATCTGGTGCGCTCGTTAAGTCTTCAATGGGTGGATATACAGTTCTTAAGATGCCTCAAACATCTGTAGACTTCGTTAAGTATACTGCACAAATGACTATGGCCAATGTTTTCGCAGGTCAAACATTCAAGAATACTTATAAAAAGATCATCGGATTCTAGTATCTATTCTACTAAAGAAACCGCTATAACAAGCGGTTTCTTTTTTTGTATTGCTTTTATTATAGAAATACATACACTGCTCTTGTTACTTAATTTAATATTATGACTGCTAAATTAGTCCCAGTAGTATGAGAAGTATATTATTGATATACATTTATTAAAGAGCTTGAGAAATATCCATGAGGACATAGACGAGCTCTTGTTCGAGATATATTTTGAAAAGATATCTCTGTTAATCTTAAACGGATGATGCGATGAGAATTGAAATGACCAGTACATCATTCTACTACTCATTGAATGCACAAGACTCGATTTTATCATATCTATCAATGAATACTTAAAAGATGTAGGAATCCTAAAGATGTACATTATCATCGATATGGATGAAGATGAATTCAATGTGAGTGGAATACTTTTGAAGAATTCAAAGATGCTATGTATGAATCATATCTTAATACTCGTGATGAACTTACTACGATTGATCGTATGGATAATGATAAAAATTATAATAAAGATAATTGTAGATGGGTTAGTAGATTGATACAGGCAAATAATAGATCTACATGAATTGATATCCCTGATAAATATAAATGAAAAACAATGGGAGAATTATGTATAGAGAATTGAATAACTAGAAGTGTATTTTCTTGAAGAAGATTTCGCTGATGGTCATTTGAAGAATGCTTACATTGAAAGAAATAGTTGCATTTCTTCTTATACGAATTATACTGGCTATATAATTAAAATATATTTATGAGCATTACCTACGCACAAATGCAAACTCTCGTAAAGCCATACTTCCTTTCTCGAGGATGAGATGATCTTTGTAATCCTGATAGATTAATGTTTTATACAAATTCATCTATTCAAGATATTTATAATTTTGATGGAATGTCAGAACGATATATTACCGAGACAATCACTTCTTATGTTGATGAAGGGATTTATCGTAAATTTGTTTCTACTTATCCTATAGACAAAATGGAAGAAGCATTTGATCAAAATGGATCAGAGCTTAGTCCTACACTTTATATTCCTTGTGCTTGTGAACTCAAGTTCCAGGGAAAGAATATTTTTACATCTCAGGATGTAGAAAGTATATCATGTACTTATATCAAGCTTTATGAATGGGCTCAATGGCCTTTAGATAAAGATGCTATTATTCCTTTATCAGATAAATACATTCCTGCTCTTACAAAATTTATTTATGATTGGGCTGCACCGATAAATCTTATGGCAGGAGAGTCAGCTACATTTGACTTTTTCTCTCATGGTATGAATCGTCTTACTACCATTTCTAATAATGATGGTATCACGAATACTTTTAATGTTAAACCTGCAAGAAAATAATGGATAAATTACCTTTCATGCTTGAAGTCGGTACTCTTAATCAGACATATAATAAGATTAAGAACTGTCGAGTAGTAAAGCCATCTTATGAACTTGATGGTTCATACAGTACAGAATTCTTCTTAGATAAAAGATTCGGACTCGAGTCTTATTTTGCTGATGCAACTAAGAAGTTTCTTGATTATATTGATGTAAAAAGCATTAGATACTACTTATATAAAGAAGGATCAAAACATTACATTGGTACTTATGATGGATCATCATTCCATGTAATTACTACTGGATGATTTACAGTAGATGCTAACTCCCCAGTTAGACTCGCTACATGAAGGGGGGGGTATGGATCAAGCAAAGGCGTAGGAACTATTGATACAGGCATTGCCCTCGAACAAGATACATGATCAACCTTCACTGAACTCCCTGGATATACAGGGGGGTATGTTAAATTTCATTATACTGGATGAGGAACTCCTGTAGCCTGAGATTATATTACTTTCAAAGATTGAGTTCTCAAAGGAGGAACAAACAAAATTATGAAAGTTGCAGCAGGATATATCTATATCATAGGAACAAATGCTCGTGGATCATTGCCTATGGTATGAAATACTTTCGAGGTCTTTTCTTCTATATGAACAACTCTATTACTTGGCCATACTACTTGAGTATCTATGGCAGTATTAAATGGTCATAATGAAGCAAAGCTTATTAATGTACTTACTACTACTGAGTCAATTATTGATGTACTCAATTTTGATGGAAGTATATTTGCAATGACAGAGACTCATGTCTATTTTTCTCGAGCGAAGTTTGATGATAATACTCAGTTCTATCCTCTTGATAATTTCCCAGTTGATGGGGGCTACAAGCTTTTTCCAATAGGGAAGGCTATGTTGGTATTCGGAAGACAGAATAAACTCATAGCAGCGGCAAATGCTACTGGTACGACCATAGGATATGTGATGTACGATGCCAACTATAATGGCGATCTCTATTCAAAGTATTCATTCATCTTCGCTGATCAGACTATCTATATGCTTCAGGCTGATAAACAGTTGATGCAAGTAGATCTTGTTCAGAATAATAATACGAGCTTCAATGTATCGGTAAAAAATATTCTCACTCAGAATCGTGGGAAGTTTGAAGATCTTTCAGGAGGAGAAGTATTCATTAATATATCTGATCGGTATATTAATTTTCTTTGGGTTAATGGTGCTGATACTACAAATATTCAGTATGATAAACAATATACTCATTGGATTGAAAATGTATATGTAGGAAAAAAAATATATTCATTTGGATCATGAGCAGGAGTTCTTACTGATGGAGCTATCTTCTCTGAAGGAGGATATCTTGATGGCCTTGTAGAATACGCTCAAGAAATAAACTTCTCTATCAATGGTAATGATCAGATATTTATGCCATACACAGTAAGAACATTATTCTGAATGCTTCCTAACTGGCTTATAGATGTAGCGGAACCAAAATGGATATTTGATATTGATCTTGAGATAAGTCTCGATCTTGGAGCTAAAATGAAATCAATCAAGAAATCATTGAAGAACTTCAAATTTGATTCAAGACTTGAATCAGTCGCTACAGGTGATGAGCTTATCTGATTTGATTGAGCTCTCAACGAATGAATCGAATATAATGGTAACATTGCCTCTATTCAAAGTAATATACAGAAAACTTGAAGATATACTTATTTTAAATATACTTCTATTAATAGATTCATTATAGGACATAGCTATGTCTTTACTGAAAAAACTAAACCATTTATTAATGAAATGGATCTTAACAATTAATTTTTACTTTTATGTCTAATAATAATGATATATCATTTTGGGATTGAACAAAATATGCCTGAGAACTTATTGCTAATGCAGGTATCTGAGTTTGAAAATGAGTAGTAGATCTTGCTGATCTATGATGAGATGTCTTAGCATTTTGAACTGATCTTGCTACTAATGCAGCTGCAGATCTAACTGGAAAAGACTGGCTTAGAACATCATTATCTGCTAATGAATGACTTATGGATATGACATGAGATCATTTAAATAAATGATTTGATCAAATGAAAGATGCAGTAAGAACAAAAATTTGAGAAACAAAAGGTTGAAAGTTTTGAGCTGAAGCAGCATGATTTGTTTGAGAACTATTTGCTCCTGCATGAATAATTAATAAATGAGGTAAAGCTATCTCTAACTGAGTTGAATGAACTAAAATACTTGTTGGTGAATTAAAGAAAATTCCATGAGCATTTGAAGAAGTTAAAAAATTAATGAGCTCATGAAAAAAAGCTAGTGATCCTGAAGTTATGCAGCTTATTTCTAAATATGTTCCAACTGAAAGATTCCAAAGAATTCAAGATTATTTGATTTGAAAAGCTGATGATGTCATTGATTTTCAATGACTTCCTAAAAATCTTTCATGAGATCAATTATCTGTTATGCAGAATGCTGCTGAAAATTTAAAGAACTGAAAACTTGCTACAGAAGTAGATTGATTTTTACAACTTCCTCAAGATGTTCAAAAATATATACTTAAAGAAAATGGTGCAATTTCTAGTGTTGCATGAAAAGCAGATGAAGCTACATCATCATTTATAAAATGAGGTAAAACTCCTGAAGAATTTAAAGCAGGAAGAGCTGCAAGAATGGAAGAAAGTTCAACAGATAATATGTTTGATTTTCCAAAATGAAAAACTGCAGAAGAGTTTACTGCATGAAGGGCAAAGTCATTGCAAGATATTGAAAATGCTTCAGAGGAAGTTCTTACTGATCCTGAATCATTAAACGCTATTGAAAAATGAAAATCAATTTTATCAAGATATTCACCACAGGCATTAAAGGAGCTATTAGATAAATATCCAAAACTTAAAACATGATCTAAACTTGCTTTAGCAATTTGATTAAATCATGTTGCAGAGATCTCAAATGAAGATGCTCCAATTGATTCTGGAATAACATTACCTAAAGCTGATGCTAATAATAATAGTAATATTAAAAATGATTCTAAAACGGAAGAGCCTAAAACAATTTCAGATAAAAAGAAAGAACTTGAAATCATGAAAGAAAAAAATGCAGGAACACTTAATGCAAGTACTTCAGTAGTTGATCTTATGAAAATGTTATGAGCAAATTCCACTATGGAAGCTCGTAAGATGTTATATGAAAAGATCACTTCAAAACCATATGAAGGTACTGCTGAACAAAATATACAACTTAAAGATCTTGTAGAAGAGATGTTTGCAAAATGAACTTTAAGTGATGCAATACAACCTATTAAACGATAACCTTTCTTTCTATGTGAATCCCTTCATTTCAAGTATCGGTTGATAAGGCACTAGCTTCAGGTAAAAGTCCTGATGCTATGCGCAAGGCTCTTGAAAACAATCCTAATAATAGTGTTGTTCAAAAAAACGCTCTAGCTTATCTCAATACACTTCACCCTGTTGTAGCAAAACTTCCTGATGCTACAACAGGGGTTTATACTAAACAGAATGCAGACAATGTCTGATCATCTATTGGTACAAATAGTATTACAAATCCTAGTAAGCCTAATGATTATTCTATTGGTGAAACCTCATCTACAAACTCAGGAGTAGATCGTTTAAATGCTACTATGAATCAATATGAAGCTAATGCTAAGAAGACTGCAGCTGATACTGAAGCTAATGCTCGTAAGTTCGGACAAGAGGCTTCTAATGTTACATCTCAACGAGATGCTGAGAAACTTATTCGTACAGCTAATCAAGAAGCTGAACTCAAAGATATTCAGAATACTCGAAAGACTAATATAGATCTTCGTAGAAAAGATGCTGATACTCTTCTTAAGAAACAAGATGAGATCGCAGCTATGAACTCTAACATTGCTATGGCTGATGCAGGTAAGTCAGGACTCCAACTCTCTCAAGGAGACCTCACTACAATTCAGAATGATATTATGAGTAAGTATGCTACCAACATAGCCAATGCTATGGACTTCAAGAACAAGACTAATATGACTCTTGATGAAGCCCTTACGAATACAGGACTTTCTATCTTCTCTAAGCAATCTGAAATAGATACATTCAAGAATGCTATTCAAGATGCTAAGTACGCGCCTATCCTTGATGCAATCAATAAAGCTGCAGCAGGTAATCAGAAGGCTATTGATGATGTCAATACTTTTTACCAAACAATGACTCAAAAGAAAGTTGACTCTGAATTTACTGGAGCAAACATTGAAGAGATCATCTCTACTAAAGAGAAATCATTTCAAGAAGCTTCTGCACAAAAGAAAGAGAATCTTATCGCTGAAGATCTCAAGGATGTTCCATGAGCAAATTATATTATTTCTCAGATCGCTACAGTTATCAATAGATATCCTGGAAAGAGTAGAACATTTATCATGGGAGAGCTTGCTAATATGGCTATGGCCAAGAGTGATGCTCAAGCACAGATGATTCAATCTATAGCACAAGGGAAACAGGTCTCATCTGAGATTAAAAAACTTGCAGATAGTCAGACTGCCAATGCATTAGATTCAGGTACTCAAACAGTTTCAGGTAAAACAACTCAAGAAGGAATTCTTGAAGCAGCCAATCCTGCTAAGGTTAATAATACAGTAGTTCCATTTGTTCCACCTACACCTACTGGATATCAGTTATCTGATGCTAATAAGATATTTATTAGCAATGCAGTTAAGGCAGGTACAGCTGTAACTCTTCAAAATGTTAAGAATCTTTTAAAGGAAAGATTAAGTAAAGGGACAATACGACAAGATCAATTTGATGCAGTATCAAATGCAATTGCAGCACAGAAACCTATATGGAATACTTTAAAATAATATGAGTATTCTCACTAGCACACAGGATTACAATCCGCTCACCTGAGACATACAGTTAAACCCAGCGGCTTGGTGACTATCATTAAAGGATATCAACTCGGCCGCTTCTGTCGAATTGAAGTCTTCACTCTATAGTGGGAATCTTAATCTTACAGCAGATCAATATCGAGAAGTTCAAAGTCTAGTGGCTGATAAATATTCAGCAATAGATGTAAGTGGTATCATAGCTCCTGGTGCAATCACAAAAGATTGAGAACTTGCAGGAGGAATAGATATGACTTGAAAAGATCCAGGGCTCTATATGAGTAATGATCGATTATGATTCTATGATGGTACGGCTTGGCAAGTATGGATAGGAAACAATGGTGATTTCTTTTTTGGATGAGATGCTAGTAACTATATAGAATGGTCTGGTAGTACACTGACAGTGAAGTGAGACATTGAAGTGGCAGATGGTAGCATAACAGCTCCAAAACTTGCAGCAAGCTTACTTTATGCCTGAGAAATCGTTATAGATACTTCAGGTAAAATTAGATCAGGGCAAACAGCTTATGATACTGGTACATGATTTTGGATATGAGATGTAAGTTGAGTAAAGAAATTCTCAATAGGTAATGGAACTAAGTGACTTAAATGGGATGGAAGTGATCTTACTATTCGTGGTAATATTTATGCAGAAAGTGGTACATTTACTGGGTCTATTACATCTACAGCTACAATTACATGAGGTATATTACAATCTGCTACAACTTGAAAACGTATTGTAATAGAAAGTAATACATTTAAATCTTATGATTCCTCTAATGTACTAAGAGTTCAGACTGCAAATGAGTGAATGCGAATAACAGATACTACATGAGCCTATTATGCTGATTTCTCTACTAGATCATTTAGTGGACCATGAGCTATTGAATGGCCATACATTCTTGTATCTGATACTAGTACACCATCAACTAGAGTTTGATTAAGAACATCATTTTTAGCAGGGCATCCATCAGCTACTGATAAATCTCTTTCAATATATTTAGACTGAGCCAGCTGATGAATGATTACATTTAGATCTATTTGATGAGGATGAACATCATGAACATGAGTAAGGTTAACATCTCCTGATGATGATACTCTAGCTTTTGATTGAAAAAAAATATCTTTTAATTGAGTAATACTTGAAAAAATTGGTTCAGATTTATATTGGAATGGCGTAAAAATTAACTAACTTATTATGACTCCTGAAATTATAGCAGATACATTAGCTTTCTTAGAGAGAGCTCAACTCACTGGGCGAGAAGTTCCGGCTTTCAATCGAGCGGTTGCTTCTCTTCTATGAGAAAGAGATCGTCTTATAAAGATAGAAAAAGAAAAACAAACTGAAGAAAAAATAGAGAATTAAAGTTTGCTCTTTTTTATAACCTATATAATATAAGTATATGGAAGTCACCTACCCAATCATCCGTACACTTATAGATACCACGACTACGCCGGGGTATATTTATATTTGAGAAGCTCCTGTTAGTGCAACAGAAGAAGAATCAGTATGGACTATCTCTAAAGTTAGCACTACAGATCCTTATAGTATCAACTATTGAAGATCTGAAGCGTGATGAAATATTGAAAAAAAACTTAAAAACAAATGGACAGATAGAGTATCTCTTACTTATTAGACTATCATATTATGCAAAATCTCTTTCTTAAAAAAGATTATAAAACATATCTTACTGTTACCCTACCTAATACTTCTACTTGAGAAGTATGAATTACTTTAAATGATTCTACTGATTCAGATAAAGGATATCTTCTTCTAGAGCCAGGAACGGCAAAAGAAGAATCAATATTCTATCATCGTAGAACTGGTAATACAGTATATTGTTATGGTATTAATCGAGATAATCCAGTTGAGCATTTATCGACTGCAGTTGTTTATATGGCCAACAGTATAGATTATATGAATTATATAATCTCTCAAACATACGAACAAACATTTATCTATAAAAAAGATGCATCTCATGTAATTATTACAGGGGGATCTTTTTACATTGATGGTGAAAATATTATCTTTGGTGAAGTAGATACAAGTGCTGCACTTACCAACAAGAGTCTTATCGCCAATTCAAACAATTATGTTTATATTAAAAATGGTGACTACTATATTACTGCTACTGCAGATACCACATTAATGCTAGTGGCCAATATCATTACTGCTCTTGATGGAACAATTACTTCTATTTTAAAATATAATACTGTAACTCTTTGAGGTAAAGGAGAGAAATGAGATACTGGTAATACCGGTCCAACTGGGCCAACAGGTCCAACTGGTGCAACTGGTGCTACATGACCTACAGGGCCAACTGGTGCTACTGGTCCTCAAGGTATTCAGGGTATTCAATGAGATACTGGTGCTACTGGTCCTCAAGGTATTCAGGGTATTCAGGGTATAAAAGGGGATGATGGAACTATATGGAGATGAGCATATTCTTGAGGAACTGCCTATGTAGCAGATGATCTTGTATCTTACCTCGGGTCTACATATATTTGTATACTAGCTAGTACTGGTAATCTTCCTTCTAATGGGACTTATTGGAGTATATTTGCACAAAAAGGTAATGATGGTGCAGGTTCAGGTGATATGCTAAAAGCTACATATGATCCTGGGAATAAAAATGCTGATGCTTTTTCTATGGGTAACATGGATGAAACTGCTACTAAAAAAATTCTTTCTGATACAGAGCGAACTACTATAGGAACTGTTGCAGGTAAAGAAGATTCAGCAAATAAATCTACTTCAGTTACTACTGATCAAGCGAGCAATACTAAGTACCCTTCAGTAAAATCTGTATTTGATTGGGCTACTGGATTATTTGCAACTATTTCAAATCTTGCACTTAAGGCTCCACTCAACTCTCCTACATTTACTGGTACAGTAACAGTACCTACTCCAACAAATGGAACAGATGCTGTAAATAAAACTTATGCAGATGGGCTCGTTACTGGCCTTCTTGATTATTGTGGAGGATATGATGCTTCACCAAATACATTTCCTACTACTGGATGATCATGAACTGCAGGTGCAGTAATGAAAGGTGATATGTATATTATATCTGTAATAGGTACACTATGAGGTACAGCAGTACAGGTCGGTGATTCAATCATTGCTAATGTTGATACTCCTGGACAAACTGCAGGAAATTGGAATATATTAAACGCAAATATATCATATGTACCTGAAGATGTAGCTAATAAAGCTACTACTATGACAGGTAATACAGCGTCAAACACTTTATACCTTACAGCGAAAGCAATATACGATTGGGCAATAGCACTCTTCGTACAGGGTAACGGTGCAATCGTAGGGGCAACCAAGACAAAAATCACGTATGACGCAAAAGGTCTAGTGACAGGAGGAGCAGACGCTACAACCGCAGATATTGCAGATTCAACAAATAAAAGATATGTTACAGATGCAAATCTAACCACAATTGCAAATCAAAGTGGTACAAACTCCGGGAACGAAACGACTTCCACTATATGAACTCTCATAAATGGGTCCACGGATCAGCCAACACCGGCAGATACAGACATATTCGCAATTAGTATATCGAGTGCACTTCGTAAAGTAACATTCGCGAATCTGAAAGCAGCAATAAAAAGCTACTATGATGCAGTAACAACAACACTCACGAACAAAGATATTTCGAGTGCTACAAATACATACCGTGCCGGATCTCTCACGGTAACAGGTGCTCTCGAACTATCTACTACAGCAGAGATAGACACGGGTACCGATACGACTAGAGCAATGCCAGTAGATCAATTCGTTGCTTCCAATAGAAATGTACGATATTTTGATATATACGCAGTAGACAAAGCGACAGATAACGCAGTAGGTACAAACATAATAGGATCTATAGAGTGTCCTTTTACGGGAACTATTACGGAAATATGAGCCTATGTAGAGACAGCAGGAGTAACAGGTACTTCTGTATGGGACGTGAATAAAAACGGTACTACACTAATGACAACGAGTAAACTTTCGATTGATACAGCAGAAGTATCGACTCGTACAGCAGTAACAGCACCGGCACTCACGACAACAGCAATAGCCGCAGGGGATCTGATAACAATTGATACAGATTCTCTCTCTACAACGAAACCAAAGGGGCTTCATGTTCGTATTTGAATAAGACTTTCTTAATATGGCAACAGTCAAAGCATTAGTAGTCGCCTGAGGGTGATGAAGTACAGGTAACGGATGAGGTGGATGAGGTG